CCAGAAGCTTAATCGAAAAATCGATTAAGCTTCTGGCCCCAGGATGTTACTCCAACCAAAGGAGTTACTATGAGTGCAGTTAAAATTCTCTGGCTCTTGGCGGTCATCGCCTTCGCCATCGGAGCGCTGGCTCCAGCTTTCTTCCTTGAAGGCGGCCCGCGCTCGATCAATTGGATCAGTCTCGGTCTCTGTTTTGCTTCCGCGACCTACCTCATCCACAGTCCCTGAAATGAGTCTGCGCGATAACTTCCCGACCGATCTCGCCAACATCTTCATGAACACGGGAGAGATGGCGACGACGAGGGAGTTTCGCATTGCAGACGGGCTCGGCGGTTTCACTCTCTTTGCGGCCCCGGTCATTTGGGACCAAGAAGCGAGCAAAGAGATACCGCTGGTCAAGATTCACGGCGTCTACATGGGCGACGTCCGCTGCCATATCGAGGCCAAATACCTGCCTCGGATCCCGGTGGCCGGGGAGTTGATCTACTCTCCGGCCAACCAGCTATGGGAAGTGCTCGATGTGACAGACGAGGAAAGCTGCTATGTTCTGGCCTTGAGCGCCACGAGATCGCAGGCTGGCAGTTACACGCCGCCAGTGAAATTCGGTAACAATTGAACCCCTCGGACTTAACAACGAAACAATGAACGAAAGGAAAAAATGCAAATCACAATCAGTAACGCGGTGATAACCATGGATGATGGCACGACGAAAAACGCTACCATCACGGGCGACGCAGAGCTAACGCCAGACACGGGCACAGATAAGCCCCATCCGTCGCATCCAATTCTATTGCCGCCAACTTCGGATAATCCTGAGGTTATTTTCATCCTGAGCTTCTGTCCCAATCCGCCCCCGCCGCATTGGGAATGGATCGCCTTTACACCGGGATCGCCACCCGAGCGGCCAACACCCAAGCCGCCAGAGCCGCCATCCACGACCCCGCCGGGTATCAAACCGCCACCGGCTGACGGAGGTTGGGGATACTGGCCTGGTTACGGCTGGGTCTATTACCCTGCTCCCGGCGGCGAAGCGGGTCCGAAGTATTAACGCAACTTCCTCATGGTCGCTTTGACCATAGATAGTGGACAGTTGAAGAAACTCACGCGCGCGGTGCGCCATATTCAAGATGGTGTGCCGCGCGCTCTCTCCCCAGCGATCAATCGAGCGCTCGATCACGGACGGACCGTAGTCAAGCGTGAGATCCGCAAGGACTACATCATCAAAGCCAAGGACATCCCAGTCAGGGTGCGGGGCGCCAACCAGGCACGCTTGACCGGGGAAGTCCGACTCCAACAGGGCATGCTCGATTTGAACAAATTCAAGGTCACCCCGCCGGGAGTCCAGAAAGCGAAAAACAAACGGGTAATCAGCGCCCAAGTCAAGCTCGCAGGCGGAGGCAGGTTAATTCCTCATGGCTTCGTTCAGCGCATGGGAACGGGCTATGTTGGCCCATTCGTGCGCAAAGGCCCGGCGCGTTTGCCTCTGAAAAAGCTGGTGACAATCGGCGCACCAATCATGGCGAGTCAGCCGGGAGTCGGCCCCGTGGTCCAAAAAGCCATGGGCATCGCGCTGGCGAAAAACATTGACCAACAAATCGTCCGCTTTCTCGCAACGGCATGACCACTCCCGGCTACCTCGACATGCAACGCCTGCACACGGCGTATGATCTCGAAGTCACTCTGGTCAAGTTCCTCACCACAATTTTCAGCGGGATGCGGCTGGACAATCCGACGCTCAATCTGGCCCAGCCCGGAGAATTAACTTACGATGTCACTGAGCGCGCCCAGACATTGATCGAGAAGCAGCCGCCGCGTGTCTTGCGCGGTCGCATACCGCGCACTGTGACGGGGGCAATCTCGCTCGACAAACTGCCGGACTGCCCCGCGATTATCGTGGAAGCTATCAGCGCGAAAGTTGAGATCACGGAAACGACCGTCACGACTCACCTGCTTTTTTCGGCCTATGATGAGAACCCCGATGGCTCGGGCTATCAGGATGTCCTCAACATGATGGAGACGGCCAGCATCGCTCTGACCAGTTTTGGACAGGGAGCGATTGACCAGGCTTATCCGATCGTCATGCCGATCAACTGGAATCGGGTCGAGCCCGATTGCTTCCCGCATCACTTGGGCGAGATGACTTGTCAATGGGAGCTGCCGAGCGCCCGACCAATGCCGGATCTAGGCCATGGGATCATTCCGGCCGAACATATCGAGCTGCGTTTACAGGAGATTGCTGCCGACCTATGGAACAGATAACCGGACAAGTCATCTACTGCGGCCCGATGATTCCTCAGCTCGGCCTGCAATACGGCGCGATCTTTCGCAACGGCATCCATGCTCATCTCTATGTGGCGATTGCAGAGTGTCCCGCGCTCGGATCATTATTCGTGAGCGTGAAAGAGTATGCCGGGGTCCGGCGTCAACTCGATTTCGACATCGCTCGAAACATGCGCGGGACGAGCGGGAAGCATGTGACTTTTTATCAGGAAGTTCAGAACTGGCTTGCAAGAAAAAACGCAGGCGGTAAACAAGCAACAGCACCAACCATAGGAGTAACACACCATGCCAAGTAACCTCGGCCCTTTTCCACACGGTGTTAGCTGGACGGACGTTCCGACCAGTGTCATCGCGCCGGTCACTTCGTTTCCCGGCCTTAACGTCGTCTTCGGTTCAGCTCCGCTGCATCTCGTGGCAGACGGCAAAAACCGAATCAACAAGCCCAACCTTTTCAACACCTACCAGGAGGCCGTTGCTGGCCTCGGGTATTCGACTGATTGGGAGACCTACGATCTCTGCGAGCACATGGACGCAGCCTTCGTCGAGTTCGGCGTGGCCCCGGTCGTTTACGTCCCGGTCAATAATCCGGAGAACGGTTCGACTCCTTACGTCGAAACTTCCCTGGTCCTAGTGAATGGGCAGATCGACACGCAGCAGGTGCTCATTGTTTATCTCGTCGTGGTCAAGGATAACACCGGGACCACGACCTACGTCAAAGACACGGATTACTTGCTGACGCTTTCGCCCGCAAACACCGTAATCATTACCCGTATCGCGGGCGGCGCGATCCCGAGCGACACATCAACGATCAAAGTGAGCGGCCAGCATCCGGGCACAGCGTCGGTGACTGCTACCGATATCATTGGCGGAATCGACGTTGACACGGGCGAGCGCAGCGGCCTCGAAGTCATCGAGGATGTATTCCAGACGACCGGCCTCGTGCCGGGCATCATCATCTGTCCGAAGTTTTCCAGTGACGCTTTGGTCGCCGCCGCGATGGAAGCGAAAAGCGAATCCATCAATGGCTGCTTTGCTTGCACCTGTTTGATCGACGTGGATACGAGCGAGGTTACGAATGCCGCGGACGTTAACGCTTGGAAGAACACGAACAATATCGTTTTCGCGCGACAGGAATTGCTCTTTGGGATGCCCGCGCTGGTCGGTAAAGACGCAGTGAAGAAGTTTCACTTCGCCTCGCAGCAAGGCCCGCTCATCCAATGGACCGACGCTTACCGGGGCAACGGCCTGCCTTTCCATTCGCCCTCGAACAAGAACCTGCGGATGAATGCCCTGCTCTTGGATGACGACTCGGAACTGCCGATGCACCTGCTCGACGCCAACATGCTCAACGGCCAGGGCATCATTACGGCGCTCAATTGGATCGGCGGCTGGCGGAGTTGGGGCAACCGGACCGCAGCCTACCCGGCGAACACGGACGTCAAGGATATGTTCATCAACGTGCGCCGGATGTTCGATTACATCGGGAACACAGTCATCCTGACCATTTGGCAGAAGGTCGATGAACCGGGGAACCGCCGCCTGATTGATGCGATCGTGAACTCGCTCCAGCTCTGGCTCGATGGGCTGAGCAATGAAGAAGCGCTCCTCGGCGCGCGCCTCGAGTTTCGGCAGGACGAAAACCCGACCACTGAACTGCTCAACGGTCATTACGTCTTCCATATTTACATCGCAGTCCCAACCCCGGCCGAGTGGCTGGACTTCCGGATTGAATACTGGGTGCCCTACATCCAGAACCTCTGGCCGCAAAGTCAAGTCGCTGCCTAACGAAGCTTAATCGAAAAACGGATTAAGCTTCCAACAATGGAAAACCCAAGCTCATGAACATTCCAAACCACGTTGCCAACTACTCCATCTTCAAAGACGGCCGCCGCCTTATCGGGCTGGCGGATGTAACTCTGCCTAATCTGCAAAACCTGACCGACACCCTGAAAGGAAGCGGGATCTTCGGCGAGATCGACATGCCGGTGCAAGCGCACTTCCAATCCATGACTGCGACCCTGCGCTGGAACACGATCGTGGACGATCTCTTTTTCGCCACCGTGCAGGAAGGCGCATCGCTCCACGCCTGGGCGGCCAACCAGATGCACGACAGCGGGACCAACCGGATCATTCACGAAGGCTGGCGCTTCGTCATGGGCACTGCGCCCAAGAGCATCAACTTTGGCAAACTCGAGGTCGGGACCAAGGGCGAGGCCGAGAGCGAATACGAATTGATCTCGCTCCGGGTCATGCGCGATGACAATACGGTCATGATAATCGACAAGGAGAACGCGATCTGCCAGACTTGGGACGGCTTCCGCCTGGTGGACAACGCCCGCCGCATCCGCCAGTTAATCGGCTTGTGAGGTGGTCGCGTTTAGTGTTAGGGTCGCGGCCATGGATACATCGCTGTTACAAACACGGGAGCCCGGGGCACCTCGGCAGGTGCCGCCGGCGAATAATGGGCCGAGCCTAGAACCGGCTGCGGCCGAAGCCGAGAGGCAGTATCAAGAGCACGTCGCGTCGTATCACGATCTGGCGATTGAGCCACCGCAACCCCCGTTGCGGATGCGGCTTGACCCGCCGATTGAATACGATGGGGAGACCTACAAAGAACTGCTCTTCGACTTCGACGCCCTGAACGGAAAAGATTTCCAAAACGCCGAGCGGACGTTCGCCAAGCTCTACAAGGCAGAGAAAAACGAGGTTGTTTTGCCTGAGATGAAACATCTCTACCATTGCATCCTTGCAGCGCAAACGGCAGACGTTCCGATCGGACTCATCATGAAACTACCGCGGCGGTATTATCAACCGCTGCGTATGCAAGTCCTAAAAGCCTGTGGCAGCTCGCCGGAAGAGGAGAACGAATAACCAGTCTCCTGCGCTCCATCGCTATGCGTTTGGCGCGGGCCACTGGCTCCGGCGTCGACTACTGGATGGGGCTGCCGATATCAGAGTTAGGGGAATACATGCTGGAGTTAGCGCGCCAGCTGGAAGAAGAACACGAAGCAATCGAGAAGCGGAAATGAACCATGGCGGCGGCATCTCATAAGCAATACACAGCGATCTTTGCCATTGGGGCCAAGATGCTCGGGAGCTTCCGTGGCGTCATGTCGCAGGCACAGAGCCGCCTGAATCGCTTGAGTAAAACAGCGACGACCAGTTTCCGCTCAATGGCAAAATGGGGCGCGGGATTGACCGCCGGTCTTTTGGGAATAGCGGGCATCGCAGCGCGAGGACTCTTCGGCCGCTTATTCGAGGATGGGACAGACCAGTTGATTGAGGCGAACGATCGCGCTTTCAGACTGCAAAACACGTTGATGGGCCTCGAACAAATTCGCAAAGGCGGGATGCCATTAGCCAAGAAGCAGCAGGAACTGATAATGGCTTCCAATGATGCGCTGGCGCAACAGGGCATCATCTCCGCTGACATGCTGGACAATATGTCGGTGCAATTGGCCTTGGCTAAGCTGCCGCCAAAAGAGATCGCCAAGACAGTGGCGGGAATGGCTGACATGCTCGCTACAGCGAAAGGCATCCGGGCCACAGAAGAGGATGCGACCGCGTTTGGATTCGCCATGACCAAAGCGCTCGCGGGTGGACCAGTCAAGGCATTGGCGAAATTCGGACTCATACTCAGCGACACTCAAAAGGCGCAACTGAAAGAGCTAAAGACATTAAGGCAACGTCACGCTTTTTTTGTCAAGATCCTGAAGGCGCAAGAGGGCTCGAACAAAGCCGCGATGAATCTGCCCGGGGCGCAAGCGGTAAAATACAATCAAGAGCTAGAAGAGATGCACGAGCGCCTAGCGAAAGACCTGCTCCCGGCGCAGGACAGATTGAACAGAGTGCTGCGGGACATGCTCCCGCGACAGGAAGAACTCCTCAAGCGCTGGGCCGACTTCAAAGCTGACGCGGTGGAGAAGTTAGCCGAGGGCTTGAAGTGGGTTGGCGACAACTCCGATTGGTTATTGCCAATTGTGACCAAACTGGCTGCGGGTTTCGTCGCGCTCAACGTGGCAATGTATGCCGCGTCCCTGCTCAATCCATTGGGGCTTGCGGCCTTCGGAATCGCAGCCGCGAGCGTAGCACTCTATGAATTGAACAAGAACTGGGCCGAGCTGGAGCAACGCCGCGATGCGATCGGCGAGACGGTGCGGGCTTTGGAGGATTTGCAGAAAGCATATGACGAGAAACTGCTTGGCAGTATCGACAAGGCTCACGACGCTATTGTTAAGCTATTCAATAAACTGGAGCCATTCCGAAACAAGGTGTGGGACATAGCCAAGGCTCTGAACGAAGGCTTCGTGAAAGCATTGATGAAGGTCTTCGATGTGCTCAACAAAGTCATGTTGCCGATCGACCGGCTCCTCGGTTTCTCGACAATAGCTGGGCCACAAGCCGATCTTACTAACCTGCGCTCGCACATATCGAGTCCGGCGCAGGCCGCAGCACGCCGCATTCCGAAATACGCTACGGGCGGAATCATCTCGCAGCCAACCTTGGGCATCCTGGGTGAACGCGGCCCGGAAGCAGTTATTCCTCTAAGTCGAATGAGCAAATCCGGGACGATCGTCAACTTCGCGCCCAACATCACAATCAATGGCAACGCGGGAGCAGCAGAGCAGAACGCGATGGATAGCAAGCTGCGCGCCCTCTCCAGAGATTTCATCAACCAATTCAAAGCAGCTCAACAACAAGAGCGTCGCCTTTCTTATGAGAGTGGCTACGCCTAACCAAACAGGAGAAACATACCATGGCAGTCGCAAACAAATTCAATGACTTCGTCCGCCAGCTCTGCAATAAAGAGCACGATCTGGACACCGACGCGATCACCTTAGCCCTAACCAACACGTTGCCGGTCGCGGCTAACGATTACGTCAACGACATCACAGAGATCGTTTACACCGGCGTCAGCGGTTCGCGCGCCCTTGCCAACAAAGTCTTATCTCAGGCCGCAGGCATTGCGAAATTCGTGGCCGACGATGTAGTCTTGACCGGGACGGGAGCGGGCTTCGGTCCCTTCCGCTACCTCGTTCTATTCAACGACACACCGGGCACCGCTGCGACCAAAGGTTTGATTTGCTGGATCGATTACGGGTCTAGTATCTCGGTGGCAGCCGGAGAAATCTTCACGACCGACTTCGATCAAACGAACGGTATCCTGACTCTCGGCCCATAGCCTAAGCTTAGTTAGGAGCAGGCTTTATGGCACTGGCGGTCACAACGCGAGTCGCGCTTGGTGACACGACCGCTACTACGGTCTACACCACTGCCTCGTTTACGCCCACCGCCAACTCGCTCTTGATTGTCGCCCTGGAGACGAGCCGGGGCAGCAGTCTCACTCCCGATCTAGCCGTAATCACGAACAGCGGGATCTCGCTGACGTGGGTGCAGATGGCGGATCATATCTGGGGAGTTGGCAATCGCCTTACAATCTTCGGCGCCATAATCGGCTCGGCGCCCGCGGCCATGACGGTAACGGCGACCTTCGCCAATGCCTTAACGGCCTGCGGTCATAGCGTTTTTGATGTAACTGGTTCGGATGCGGCGGCCCATGGCATCGCGCAAACACTCGTTCAAAGTGTCGTGACCACAGCCGGTTCCACCGGCCTGTCTTTAGCTCTTACGTTGGCAGCAGCGGGAAACGCGAACAATCGGCCTTTCCTTGCCGTGGTTCATAGCGTCAATGAAGTCTATACCTTAGAGACAGGGAACAACTGGGCGCAGATCGGAGCACTAGCCGGACACAGCGGCCCGCCCGCAGGTTTCATCACAGCTTGGAAAAGCGACGGCTTTGATACTTCGGTCACGGCTTCATGGGCCACGAGCACGGGTTACGGTGCGATCGCATTCGAGCTTAAGGCTCTGGTCGGCGGTGTATTCTCCGTCAGCGTCGACACCGCTAGTTATGCCTATGGGACCGGCACGGCCAGCGCCCGCTTTGATCGTAAGGTTACGGTCACACCCACAGCGAGCTTCGCTTATACCACTCAGAACATCGTCGGGCGCTTCAACCGCAAGGTGGTGGCTGCGCTGGCGAACTTTGCCTACGCGACTGGCAACATCATCGGCAAATACAGTCGCAAATTCATTGTCACACCGGCAGCGAGTTACGCTTATACAACGGGAAATATCATAGGCCGGTTCGGTCGCAAATTGGTGGTCACAGCGCCATCCTCGCCCGCCTTGACCTTCAATTCAGTCGCGCTGCGCAAGAACGCTCAGCTCAGCGTTGGAGTGACAAACTTCTTATACACCGTCCCCACCAACATTGGGCTGCGGCTTAATCGCAAAGTCTCGGTGGTCACGCTGGCCCCGCCGCCTCTGACTTTCAATCCGGTTAACCTGCGCAAAGGTGCCTTCGTCACGGTCACGGTTAGCAACTACGCCTATGGCGTCGGGTCGGTCACGCTGCGCAAACATTACAAGCGAAGCATACAAGTCACCAGCTATGCTTATACAGTCCGGGATGTCACCTTAAGAAAAGGTTTCTATGTCAGCACTGGAGTTATCAATTTCGCCTACGCAACGAGCAACGTGCTCATGGCAAAAGTGTTCGGTCCGGCCGTCTTTGATAAGATCCATTTCCCGTTCGATCTCAATTCCGTCAATCTCTTATACGAACCGATAGAGCCGGAGCCGGAGCCGGAACCCGAACCGATCCCGCTGCCCGGGCCAGTGTTACAGCCATCCCCGGGCGTGCTAAAACCGGGCGACCAAGTCTATGTCTCTGTCCAAGGCGACATGTGGGACCTCATCTCACAGAAGGTTTATGGGATGCAGAGGGGCAGCGATCATTACCTGGATCGACTGATTGAAGCCAATCCGCAATTCAATTCCTACAATCAACTCCCGGGCGGTTTCTATATTCTCGTGCCACCTTTGCCAACACAGACAGAGATACCTCTCGTCCCATGGAAGCGAGCAACCATCCTGATTAAGACATGATCGCCTCAGTCAGAAGCGCAAAGCCAGCCATCATCCTAAACGGAGCTGATTACTACAATCAGCTGGCACCTTACTTCCTCAGTCTGGAATACAGTGACAACTGCGACGGCGAGAAAGCGGATGACTTGCAGATACAATTGGCTGACCGGGACAAGCGTTTCATCTCGGACTGGATGCCAGACAAGGGCACCTTCCTCGATGTGAGCATTATCGCGGAGCGCTGGTTTGCTTTGAACGCGCCGGCGATCTCGCTGGACTGCGGCCGTTTCTGGATTGACTCGGTCGACTTCGAGCTGCCCGCGAACACGGTCTCAATCAAGGGCTGCTCTATCCCGACCACCGCGCACCTGAAAACGACGGACGAAACGCGAGGCTGGGAAGGCTCAACCCTGCGGGATATCGCGCAGCAGATCGCAGGGGAGAATGAGATGACTCTGGACTTTCAGAGCAGCATCAACCCGCGCTACCAACGCATCGAGCAGGACGAAGAGAGCGGCCTGACCTTTCTCAAAACGCAGGCCAACGACGCGAAACTGGCGATCAAGATTGCGCGCAGCCAGATCATTATTTTCGACGAGGAAACTTACGAGGCTGCTGAGCCGCGGTTCAACATCGTCTATGGCGAGGGGCCGGTTGCTGGAAGCCTGCCGACCTACAAGATGGCGGGCGGGCATTTCGTGACTCACCTGATAGACACAATGAAAAAGGTGCGAATCAAACATAACAAGATGGAGACAGGCGAAGTGACGAGTGAGGAATGGACGGATGAGACAGACGAAGACTTAGACGAAGCGATCATTCAAAACCTCAACAGTGCTCTGGACTTCGAAGAAGGCGCAGAAGAGGAGGGCGGCGAGTTGCGCACCGAGGACGGCTTACTGGAAGGCTGGAACGCGGACGCCTCAGCTGGCGGGCAACTGAAAGCGAAAGGTTATCTCCGCGTGTTCAATAAAGACAAAAACAACGCGTCCGTAGAATTGGCGATCGGCAACCCGCTCATCGCCTCGGGGATGACCTGCAACGTGAGCGGCGTTGGGCAATACGATGGGAAATACTTTGTCGTCAGTGTCCAGCACAAGGTCGGCCCGATGTTCACGAGCACGCTGGAAATCCGCAAGTGTCTGAAAGGCTACTAACTATGGCACCGGGAGGATACAAACCACCAAAGGAAGAACAGATGATAACAACGGCGAGCACTTGTTACTTCACTATGCCCTCTTGGGCGCGGCCTGACTACAGTGATTTAGAGCGCGAGAATGAGCTTCTCAAAAAGCAAGTGAAACAATTGCAGAGTGAAATCTTTCGCCTGCGGAGGATGGGAAAGAGATGAAAAACCTGCTCGCTGATACCGACTTCGCCAAGGGCAAAGACAACCGCTTCAAGTCCTCGCTTATGATCGCCAAGGTCAGCTCGATCGAAGTCACGGACAAGGGAGCCAATGTCCGCTGCATCATTCCTGACCGGGTCGATCATGGAAACCAGCCGCTCATCACGAAACCGATTCCGGTCCTGCAAACGGCCGCAGGCCAAAAGAGAAGTTTCGCGGTGCCACGGATAGGGACCAACGTCCTCTTGGCCAAGCTGCCCAACGGCACGAGTGACTACGCCGTCATCGGGAGCTTCTATACGACCAAGGATCCGCCGCCGGTGAGTGACCCGAACCTTGACTACGTGGAATACGAGGATGGGAGCAAGATAACTTTCGATGCCGATAATGGGACGCTGACCTGGGACCTGACCGGCGGCATCACGCTGGAGTGCGTCGGGGCCTTCACCCTAAAAACCGCTGGCACACTCTTGGTCGATGCTGCTAACGTCGAACTCAAAGGCGCGATCAAACTGACAGGCAACGTGAGCCACACCGGAAACATGACGACCACTGGGACCCACACCGATGCCAACGGCGTTCACCAATAAGGAGGGGAAGCTTAATCGAAAAATCGATTAAGCTTAACTAGCTATGGTTGAAGGACTTTATGGCTCAATTTTGTTCGGTCGCACCCTTGGCCGGATCGCTACCTTCGACGATATCAGTCGCAGATACACGGGTCGTTTCGGCTCGCACATGGTGCATATGCAGAAGCCTCTCCTCGAATGGGCCGGGAGCGACCTGCTCGAAGTCACCATGCACATCGGCCTAAACGCCTCGTGGTGCGGTAATCCGAACCTCTTCCTAGCCCAGTGGCACTTCTACCATGAAAACGCGATTGCGGCCCCGCTCATCGTCGGGACGAAGCCCATGGGGCCGGGGTTAAGCCTGTTCGTCGTGACCGACCTGAGCGAAGCGCACAAGCATTGGCTGAGTGGCGGGCAACTGATCGCGGTCGAGCTGGACGTCACCTTTAAGGAATATCTGCCTTTCGTCAGCAGCGGCGGCGCTCTGAGTGCGCTCGGCATCCCTGGGTTCAGTCTGCCCAATCTACCCGGTCTGCCCACAATAAGCCTGCCGGGGCTAGGAGGTTAACGCTATGCCGATCGTGACGAACATCCTCGCTGAGCAGCCGGATGTGAACCGTTTCGGGGCCAACTGGCAGATCCAATTCCGTGACGCTAACGGCAACCTGCTCAACATGGGCTCGTTCGATGAGATCGACTTTGGCGCCATCTCTTACAAAGAGATTTTCCAGAATGTCAAAACGATTCTGGCCACCCCGATTTTCTCCTGCCCACTCGAGCGCACGCTGGGCGTTGACCAGACGGTCGTCGACCAGCCGATGAATCAGGCGACCGGAGCCACGATAGCGATTCTCGACGCTATTTACTTTTGGGAGCCGCGGGCCGAAGTAGTGAGCGTAGATTTTGAGCCGGACATTTTGACCGGCCACCTTGCGGTTAACGTGCAGTTGAAAATCAAGAACTTCGTTTATGGAACCACGGACAATTATCTACTCACGAACGCTTTCACACCGCCACCGGCGACCAGAGGAGGCTTGCCGCAGATGAATGTCCCAGTTCCAGGCCCGCCCGGACCAGCCGGGCCAGAGGGACCAGAAGGGCCAGCAGGCGAACCGATCATTCCCGACCCGCTAACTCTGAACCAGTTGTTTATCGGGGCGAAGTCGCGGGTCACAGCCTTGCCCAATGGTTGCATCATCGAAGTGCAAGACGGAACCGGCGCATGGATACCGCAACAGCAATACACCGAGTCATGAAAACTCTACTGATTACCCTGGTCGCTCTCTGGCTTTGGCTCTGTGGGGTTCAAGCTGACCAGACGATCTTTCAACCGACGACCTACGCTTTTCCAGCCAGCCTAACCATCCAGACCGGGGTCCCGCTGGCGGGCACATGGGACTTCACGGGCGCAACCGTAACCGGCCTGACAGTCGTAGGAACAGGAGATGTCGTCGGTCCAGCGAGTGCAGGCGATAACCGAGTCGTTTTCTTTGATGGGACAACCGGCAAGCGAATCAAAGACAGCGGCCTTTCTCTAAGCGGGATCAACACCGGCGACCAGACCAGCGTAACCGGCAACGCCGGGACCGCGACGCTGCTCCAGAATGCGCGGACGATCAACGGAGTGAGCTTTAACGGCGGCGCGAATATCATTGTCCCGGCTGCTGGCTCAACGCTCACTGATACCGTTCCTTTCACCAAGGGCGGCACCGGCCTGATTGCGCTCGGGCTGCCTCTGCAAGTTTTGCGGACCAATAGCGCAGCGACCGGGATGGAATGGGGCACGGTAGGGAGCGGCAGCGGCATTGGTGACTTCGTCGGCCCGGGCAGCTCGACGGACAACGCCATCATCAGGTTTGATGGAACGACCGGCAAGACCGGCCAGAATAGCGGCATCACGATCGCTGACGGAGCTACCGGGACGTTGAGCGGGACGAATAGTGGGGATCAAACTTTCACATTAACCGGACCTGTAACGGGAACTGGCTCGGGTTCAATCCCCACCAGCATCACGGACGGATCGGTTGTGCTAGCCGACCTGACGAACATGGCGACAGGCAGCGTCTTCTATCGCAAGACGGCAGGGACCGGCCCACCCGAAGTGCAACCGCTCTCGGCACTCAAGCTCGATCTTGGCCTGACCGGCACGAATAGCGGCGACCAGATCAACATTACGGGCAACGCAGGCACGGCCACGATCTTGCAGACGGCCCGGCTTATCAATGGCATCAGCTTCAACGGGTCAGCCAACATCACAATCCAAGTCCCGGTCTCTACCGGCATCACTGGACTTGGGACCAATGTCCCGGCGCTCTTAGCCACGGCCTCACCTGCGCTCAATTTCAACGAGTTCGCGCTTAATGTTAACCTCGGCAACCTGGCTTTCACTGACTCACTCGATTTCAGCGCCATCACAGGCTTAGTGCCGCCGAGCCAGATTGATCGCACCGTCGATGTTGTAGCTCAGACAGCCATCGTCACGGTCCCGGCAGATGACCCAAAGAAAACAACGGCCAGTGGCGTCCTGACCACCTTGGCCTTTACCGGGACAAGCGGCTCGCCCGTAACGAAAGAATGGCGGGTTGACATTGATGTGACCGCGCCGAGCACGCTGAGCTTTACGGATGGGACCAACCCGCTGGCGGTGCGCCGACTCGGGAGCGCGGGCAGCGTCACTGCATCCCTGTTCACCAAAGGCTATCACGAACTGTCCCTGCGCTTGATCGGGACGGAGTTCATCATGGCGGATTCACTGCCAGCCAATGATCCGGTGATTTGGGTCGCCATGTCCGATGAGGTAACGGCGATCACAACCGGGACGAACAAATTAACCTGCCGCGCCCCTTATGCGTTCACCGTGAGCGCGGTCCGAGCGAGCCTGAAAGTCGCCAGCATAAGCGGCATCCCAACGGTGGACATTAACGAAGCCGGGACTTCAATCCTTTCAACCAAGCTAACTATTGACGCTGCGGAAAAGACATCGAGAACTGCGGCCGTGCCTGCCGTCATTAGTGACACAGCCATAGCGGACGACGCGGAGATGACTTTCGACATAGATGTAGCGGGCAGTGGAGCAGTAGGATTGAAGGTATGCGTTTACGGTTATCGTTAGTCTCACTTGTATTGTCATTGGTTGCGTCCGCGCATGGCGTGACGCAGTTGCTTAACCCCTATAGCCTGCAAGTTGTAGGCGGCACCCCGACCCCCACTCCGACCGCAACCCCAACGCCGACCCCGGCAGGACTCAAACCTTTGGTCGGCGGGATCATTCACTTGATCGGCGGCTCGACGCCGTTCTGTGATAAGATCGACTCAGCTGTTTCCTTGGATTACCCGTGGGTCGATGGCTACCGCGGACGGACCACTTGGAAAGCGGTGCAGCCCAGCGCGCCGCCCGCAGAGTTGCAATGGGAGTGCATCGACCGAGCCTTGGCGACCTGCGCAGCTCACGGAAAATTCCTAACTCTATCCATAGGGGCAGGAATCAACACGCCGGATTGGGTCTATGACAGTGCGCCAACCGTGCCGCGATTCCCTTGCGACAATGATACCGTCCCCGGCAACGAAAGTAACATGCCGTGGTCGGCCAATCTCAATTACCTGGCTAAATGGAAAACCTTCATCGCTGCCTTTGCGGCGCGCTACGATAACAACCCAACTCTGCGCGCCGTGTTCTTTACTGGCCAAGGGCAGCAGATTGTCGAGTATCACGTTACGGCCACAACGGAGAACTTCGACCGCTGGCGAGGATTAGCTGTAGCTGACGGCCGCTTCCCTGATGACACCGGCCCGCCTAACCTCAAGGCGGAAGATAAAGCCTTGCGCTTTGCCACCAAAGAAGTCATCGACGCTTACCAATTGGGTTTCCAAAAGACGCCCCTTCATGCGACCGGTGGCAATCCATGGAGCGGCGGTCAAGCGGGGAATGACACAGAGGCTTACCAAGAGTCACTGAGCACTACGGCGCGGAGCGGCCTGTCCAACTCCACGTTGAAGGCTACCCTGACTCATACCAACATCCCGCAACTCAGGACCTATCCTTGGGGCAGGCAAGCCATCTTTTCCAGTGCGGATCATGGCCGTTTTTACTCACCCCCGATTGACGATCGTGTTTACACGGATGCAACCCTTACAGTTGGCTCAACCACGATCACATTCCCCACCGGCGCAGATGGATTCACTCCACCGGGGACGCGGGATGTGGGTCATGTCATAGCAGGCTCAGGTATCCCGAACACGCCGCCTTCGACCATCGTCGCGGTCAACAGCACGACCAATATAACTATTTCAGCAGCGGTAACGAGCAATGCCGGGACAGGAAAGACGATCAATGTCGTGGACCAACCGCCGCCGCCGCAGTGCATTGACGATTATTTGCGGAACGCTTTCGACACAGGCTGCCAATATACCGAGGTCTATGAGTTCGACATCGAAGGGAGCGGAGTCAATCCCACAATTAACAACGCCACCTTCACAACACATCAGCCCCGTCTGAAAACCAACATACCAGGCGCGCTGCGCAAGGTAACACCGACGCCATCACCAGCAGCTAAAGGAAAGGCTAGTCCGAAGCCGAAAGGTAAAAAACCATGAACCGACGCCTTCTCTTTTTTCTTCTGGTCATAGGCTTAAGCATCGGGCAGGTCTGGCCCCAAGCGCCACCGACGATCATCAACATCCCGGTCGTAGCGCACCCCGCGGGCGATCCTACCGCGACTCAGACAGGCGTTCTCTATGTGCCTGACCCAGTGTTCTTCCCCGGCCCTCGACCTTGTGTTGTGGGAACCAAAGCAGGACACTTCCAAGATGGCGGCCTCAACACTCTCACTACTTCGTTTACTGACTTAGCCAACCGCGGTTATCTCTGTCTGGCCTTTGATGTTCGGTTGCTCAATCCACCGGGGATAACTGGACAAACCACCTCTGGCAAATATCCAGAACAGACCGATGACATGAGGGCCGGGATTCTCTATATGCGTCCCGGCCACGAGATTCAAACCGTCCACGGTAAAGCTGTCAACGGATTCGTAGCTACGTTAGGCGGCAGCGGCAGCGCTCACCATGCCATCTACAAAGCAATGAATGGAGTAGTCGGTTTGGATAGGGCGGACGCGTGCATCGCTATGTCTCCGGATGTGGACTTCTCAGACCGAACGCCACCGCTTACCGATGCTGACCCGTTTGCTACAAAGAGTGCGGAGTATGCCAACGAACTCGTGACGAATTATCCGGCCCTCTTAGCCAAGTCACCGATCGCGCTCATCTCGAAAAGTAACAAACCTATTTGGCACGGCAACGGCGACAACGAAACCATGCCGTTGTCACAGCAGACGCGCTTCAAAAACGCAATCACAGCTGCGGGTGTCACTAACTACACATGGAAGACGAACGGCGGCCCGGGCGTGGGCAACCAGCATTCCTTTGCCATGTGGCCCTTCATCAAAGTGGAAGCCATGAACTGGCTCGATGCCCGCGTAGCTGAGTTCAAAGAGACCCGGATTTGCGCTGACCTGTCTTACGCTGAGGTGAACAATGCAGTGAATGGGGTGGTGACAACGGGCCACTCGACTTGGACAACGGTGGCACCAGATGGCGCAACGGTCATGCTTCCGGCCGGATCATCTACTTGGGCAGTTGGCTCCCTGCTCACGGTAACGAAAGACATCCAGATCATTGGCGCAGGAATAACTAACACCATCATCAGTGGGAAAAATCAGATAATCAAACTCACTGGCAACAACACCAACTTGGTCTCGCTGCCCTACACACAGCGCCTAAGCGGACTGACGTTGACTTCGACGGCACCTTCAACCTTGGAACCTCTTATCATCAACGGGACCAATGTGATTATCGAAGGCGTTGGCGGCAGCTTAACTGGAGGCTTCAGAGTCGACCACGTTTTATTCAATGGCGATTTCGCTAACCGGAAAACCATCAACATCCTGGGATGGAATGAGGGCGTGGTCGATCACTGCATTATTGATACAGATGTTTCCATCAGCGCGGGAGAACACGTTATCATCAACCATGCCACATCGCCGAGTGGAACGGGCGGCTATGGTGACTGGTCATGGGCTAACCCTTACACCTTGGCGGGTCCGCATCAGGTTTATTTTGAGGATTGTATCTTCAAACGCTCTCCCGGTGGCACTGATACGGAACAGTGGGCCGCAGCATTACCCGGTGGCGGTCGCTACACGGCTCGTCATGTCACCAGTTGGGGACAGTTAGGCGGTGGACATGGTGCCCGCGAAACAGGGGCAGTCAGAGGCACCGGACAGCGGGCAGGAGAGGCATACAAGAATCTCTTTATTCGACAGATAGAAGCCCCTGCCCAAAGCAGTAATTTCAACGCTCCTCGTGCTGGTGAAGGTGTAACTTGGGGCAATCGTTGGATTCGCCCCGGTGCCACTGTGCAGTCCGGCATCCCACAAACCCCGCTAGCTATCTATGCTTACACTATCGGAGAATTTAGTGGGACTAACTGGGGTCCTGCCGATTCTCTGAACCCGTTCGATCAGAACCAGAAAGGAACTTTCACTTTTAATACTCATGGTCAGGACACCAACCCCATCTACACGCACACTTATTCGCCGGATGCCTCTTACACTAATGGAACCGTGGTCGCAGGCGTGGATTCTATTTCCACCAATGGGGATGTTTACGCGCATGGCGTGGGTGGCTCTAACTGTAAGGGCACGGCTTGTGGCGAGCCGGGAGGTTTTGCTTCCTATGAGTATCTGTTAGGCACTGGTTTGGACATGCACGGTGTGATGGATTATTGGAGAGGGTTTGTAATTCGCAACTTGAACACTCCAAGGTTGGCGCAAGAAAACATCAGTTGGGCCTACATTCTGAAATCGAATCCCACGACTGGAATTTTGACTATCATACAAGCTAACGATCATACGGATTCGTCGATACATCACAGAATGAATCTTGTTCCCGGTGACCCATGGGAGATTAGAAAAGTCAAATCTTACTGGAACGTTCCCGGTGGTGGATCAATGGATACGTCTCTTGATAGTAATGCCTTTAATCCACCTCTATTGGTGAGTGGCAGTCCAAATCCTAGATGGACAAATGAGCCAGCCGTAGGCAATCATCAATGGGACAATAAATACACGATTACGACCGGCGCTCCCTTCGCACTTGTCGATCCTTATAACACTGACACGGGGGATTATTCTTTAGCTATTCGCGGGACCACGAACGCTGCCAAGGTCGGTTATCCCTATGACCCTGCCACCCTTGCAGGCAGTGCCGGCCCGCCTGAAATCAGACCTGACACTCGTGTTGGGGCCGATGCGGAAGCGTGGTCATTGGTTCCTAGTTCATGGGCTTCTGGCACCGGAGCAAATTCTCTGGCCGGTTCCGCTTCTGTTTATGAGCCGGGAAGTGGCGGTTACAAATACCCGCATCCATTGGTTACAGTTCCAGCTGCAACACCAACACCAACACCAACGCCCACACCTACTCCGACGCCCAGCCCGACACCTACACCTACGCCTCAGCCCCCGGGCTGTCCGCGCACTTGTGCTGACTTGTCTTTCGCCGAGGTCAATAATGCCGTCACTGGAGTTACGAGCACCGGCCACACGACTTGGACAACACCCGCGCCGGATGCCTGCCATGTTATCCTGCCCGCAGGGACAGCGGACTGGGGCACGAACAGGCTTCTGGTTAACAACCTCATCACGATCAAAGGCGCGGGGATGCTCCTAACCAACATAGATACCTCGTTCAGTTTCAATGGCACACCGCCGACCTTGCGCGGGTCCTTCGGCTTCATCATCGCCAACGCTTCCAGCCCAACTGTCACTTGGGGATTGCAGGGCCTGACCATTCATCAGGTCACAGCGGTTAACGGTTCGCAGACATTATATGTGCAAGGCGGGAGCACAACAGCGAACCCGATCAAAGGAATCAGCGCAGGCTGGCGCATGAGTGACGTAAAGATTTACTCGCACAACTTCGGTGGACCGCTCATGAGTTTCCGCGACACCATAGGGGTAAACGATCACTGCATCTTCGACAGTGGCGGAGACACAAGTCAGTGGGCCGACTTCCAGAACGAGCACTGGGGCGGCCACCAGAACTCGCATGGGGCTTGGATGGAACCGATCCAATATGGCACCGACCGTTTTATGTATTTCGAGGATTGCCTCATGCTATGGGGCCGGTGCGACTCGCACGAGGGCGGCATGTTCGTGGTCAGGCATTGCCGGTTTAAGAACGCGGCCGGAGCCACCGATCACGGGACCGAAAGTCATCCCCACGGAGTGAGAGCGCAGGAAGTCTATAACTGCTGGTATACGGAGCACCCGGGCCCGGGCACGGAGAATCGGTCCGGCACCTGCATCATGCACGACAACATTCAAGAGCCAGCGACAGGCATCACGAATCTTTTCCATCGGCGGCTGGTCAACCACCGCAACCGGATCATCAAGAACGCAGGCAGTCCGGACGGGAACAATCCACACTGGAATAGAGCGCCCGCAAGCTTCACCGCGCCCGAAGATCAAAACTCAGAGTTAGCTAACCCGCTGGCTCTGCCGAGCATTACGAACGAGCCGATCAATGGCAACGTGTCGCCCGATCTTTTCACCGGCACAGTCACTAGCGCGATGCTGGTCAACACCACACTAATGACTGACACAGCCGCTAATGGCGGGGCAGGCTGGGCCGTTAACCAATTCCTCTGTGCGCCGCTCGACGGGACCGGATTGAATAGTTGCGGTTTCACTTACACCCTGGTCAACACGGACCATCCTGATATGTCAACGGCCTATATCGTGAGTAACACGGCCACGACTCTCACCGCTGGGATCAACGTCGGGGGCGGCAATGATCCGCCGATTAGCTTTGCCTTGGGCGAGCACTACGCCATTCGCAAGACTTTCGCGGCATTGGACCAGCCGGGAATGGGCATGATGGAGATGAGCAATGCGGATGCGGATGGCATCGGCGACGTATTTACATTGCCCAATAAGAACACCACGCCCGGGACCTGCACAATTCCCAATGTCAATAGTCCCGCAGGAGCCAAGGCTATCGGCTGGCAGAATCAGAAGCTTGATCCTTGCTACGGCTGGAACAACTGGAGCGGGCCGGGCTTCACTCAAGGGCGCGAGCTAAAATTCAAGAGCGAGCAAGGCCAGATAAAACAAGGCCGCGACTTCTTCAACACACAGAAGCCAGCCCCGGGCTACGGCTCATTGTTAGGCGGTTTGATTAGTGAGACCTATTCGCCCGGATATCCAGTCATCACTTCGCCAACCACAGCGCAACGGCAGGTTGGAGCCAAGGGCATCAGCGGGATTCTCGACAGCGAGATCCTGAATACGAATACAGTGACAGGCGTTGTCACAGGGTTCACTTACCCGCACCCTCTGGCGGGCGGGCCTGCGCCGACCCCGACCCCAACTCCAACACCTACCCCAAGTCCAACCCCGACGCCCACGCCGACTCCAACTCCAACCCCGACGCCCACGCCGACCCCGACGGCGACTCCAACACCTACGCCCCCGCAATGCGTGCGCAATAGTGTTGATGTCTCTTACGCGGCAGTGAACAACGCGGTTAATGGAGTGGTCTCAGGCAGCTACAACACTTGGACAACTCCAGCACCAGACGGTTGCACCATCGTCCTGCCGGCAGGCACAGCTACTTGGACAACCTCACTCATCGTAACTGCCAATCTAACAATAATGGGCCAGACCATGGTTACAGGAGCAGGCGGCCCCGTGGCTTCGGTTGTGGTTAACGATCAGACCATCATTATCGACGAAGTCACTCCGCGGAAGCAAATCATCTACATGCAGGAGACAGACGAAAACGAGCCAGTGCGGATTACTGGGATCACCTTTCGCAAAGGCGTCGTCCAAACCGGCCAATCCTTCGACGGCTTAGTTAGGTTTTCCGGTAACTGTAAGAAGGCCAGAGTCGATCATTGCTTCTTTGACACATTGTATGGCGTCGGCGTGAGCTTCTTTGGCTGGATGTATGGCGTAGTCGATCACTGTTATTTCAAGGAGTTGTTAGCCCATCCGGTTATCGTGGAGCACCAGACTTGGAATGGCGCTGACTGGGGCCATGGTTCTTGGGCCGATGATCCTTGGTGGGGCAGTGACAAATTCATCTTCATCGAAGATTGCACGGCCACAGCGCAGAAAGCGATAGGCGATGGCTTCGATTCTTTTGAGGGCGGCCGCTATGTCATTAGGCATTGTGACCTGACAAGCTTGCGAGTTGGCAACCATGGCACTGAAGGCCAAGGTCGCAGTGGGAAGCAAATTGAGTGTTACGAAAACGCTTTCCACTTACGGACCGATGCCACCAATAAAACAAGCGGCCAGCTGCGCGGCGGCTCGATGCTGCAATGGGGCAACACATTCGATCCAGCATGGGTCAAGGGCACAACCTTGCAGGTCTATCGGCCTTATAAGCCTTCGCCTCACTACGGCCCGTCTGATGGCCTGAATCTCTGGGATAAGAACCATTGGAACCCGGCCGCGAGCGTTGATTATTACGCGATTGGGACGCACACCGGAGCGGTAGATGCAGCTAACCTAACAGACAGCAACCCTTCCAAAACATGGTGGGATAACGACGGCACGCCGCGCACTGGTCCATGGACGATCAATCGATGGTTCCAGCAAGGGGTAAATTACATGGTGCGAAATGTGACGAAAGAAGTCCCGGGCGATGCGGCAGAGAATCATGTTTGGTCTGTGGCCAACTCCGGCGATACAGTCACTGTTTCAACCACAAGCTTCAATGGCCAGCACGTTCAGTTTGATCCGGGTGACGTTTACCAAATTTGGCGCGTGGACCAAGTTTTGGATTCACCGGGCACGGGCAGGAGTGATCTTATGCAAGGTCAAGGCACTTGGACGCCAACCGGACCGGACGGCGGCATCACTCCTTATGCCGACCCGCATCAAGTGCTGGAGCCTTCTTATTGTTGGAATCAAAGTTTCTGCTACGAAGCGAGTGGCACCAATCTCTTAGAAGGCCGCGACTATTTTAACAACATACCCAAACCGGGTTACACGCCGTTCCTTTACCCGCATTACTTGGCTTCGAGCGGTTCAGGCCAGCAGATCGACGTCCCAATCAGCCATGACTTCGGCAACGTGATTATTGGCACCTCAGTGATCTATGACATTCCGGTTAGGAATGGGGGCAACTCTACAACCACAGTGAGCGGCGTCAGCTATCCCCCGCCTGCCTATAGCGGCCCCACTGACGGCTTCATTATTCCCGGCGATCTGGAAGCAACCATCACCAAGACCATGACTTTCAATCCTCTGACTGCCGGCACTTTCGATGGGGATGTTATCTTTTTTAGTGACGGTGTCGGGAACGGCACCATGCACGTTACCGGGGTCGGTGTAGCCCCGCCCGCACCGCCCGCCGAGTTGAATGTTATCCCGATGATTATACTTCGACGATGAACTCGAGTGCTCCCAAGAACGGCAGCAAAACACAATGGAGGTTTGATCTTGGAAAACAGATTCTATCGTTTGCTGTCGGCGTCATTGTGTCCGCGTATGTCATCGGTGGAGCCCGGCAGCGTGTCCATGACTTGGGTGTCTGGCGTGACACAGTAGCTCCGAAGATTGAGCGCATGGATACGGTTGGGACGTTATCATTCGAGCACTGGAAAAACGCCCACGACAAAGAGAGTGATAACTGGAAAGCGGCTCACGCCCAAGAGCAGGCGCGGAATGATGAACGCCTGAAAGAATTAGAGCAGGAAGTGAAACAATTACAAAGGAACCCACACCCATGAGCAATGGCTTAACACCGCCACCAGAGTTCGGTGTCGCCCTCGTCCCCGAGGTTGACTTCGCCGTCAAAGACCCCGCGGTCATACAGAGTGAAGTGCTGGCGAATTACGAGGCCGAGTTTCTCCGGCTGACCGGAATCGTGAAGAACTTGGCCCCGGGCGATCCGGTTAGGCTGCATCTACTGGTGGTCTGCAACTGGCTGAGCCACCAGCGCACCATTATTGACTTCACCGGGAAACAGAATCTGTTGAAGTATGCGAGTGGCGATTTCCTTGATAACCTTGGGGCGCTCTATGGTGAGCGAGCCTTGCGTTTACCGGCTGCGGCTGCCGTCACGACCTTGCGTTTCACGCTGCCGATTGCGCTGGCCTTCGACGCAGTCATTCCGAGCGGCACGCAAGCACAGGCACCAAACTCGATAATCTTTGCCACGACCGAAGATGGCATCCTACCCGCTGGCGTGCTCACAGTCGACGTTCCAGCCGAAGCCACACTCGAAGGCTCAATCGGCAACGACCTGGCTCCGGGCCAGATCAATAGTCTAGTCAACTGGAACCAGCCTTTCTCGGTCACGGTCTCCAATACGACGACCACGAGCGGCGGCGCAGACGAGGAGAGCGACGACCAATATCGTTACCGGATCTGGCTGGCACCGGAAAGCTTCTCGACCTGCGGCCCAAAGGAAGCCTATGAGTTTTGGGCACTCTCAGCCCATCCTGACATCATCCAGTGCGTCGTCTATAGCGCCCCGGCGATCGCGGGCGAGGTCTGGCTCTACCCGCTCCTGCGCAATGGCGAGATACCTAGTCCCGAGATTCAAGCTTTGGTCTTGGCCGCTTGCAGCGCAGAGGACCGGCGACCAATCACGGATTACGTCAGCGTGAAAACGCCGAGCCTGGTCAATTACTCGCTCAACATGACTTACTACATCCTGCGCACGAACGAGGTCCTCTTTACCACGATCAAGGCTGCGGTCGAGCAAGCGGTAGCGGACTGGATCTTGTGGGAGCGCTCCTTTATCTCGCGCGATCTCAACGGCGACGAGCTGCGCAAGCGTTGTCTGGCTGCGGGCGCGAAACGCATTGTCATCACGACACCCAATCCAAGTTTTGTTGTGCGGGCCTACAACGAGTTGGCGGTCCACACCGGGACTCCTGCGCCCATCATCACCTTTGGAGGTTTCGAGGATGAGTAACGTCCTGCGCGGCAGCCGACTAATCGAAGTGACTCCGCCTTCGCTCAGCTATGACGCGCAGGTCCAATCGGCATCCTATGCTTTCGACCAAGAGATGTATTCGATCATCGACGACACAGGCCAAGTCGTCATCCTGCCGAGCATCCTTGAGCTGACCGATCCCGACCTGATTGATGCGCTAGCCTGGCAGTTGCATGTGGACGGCTACGACTCGACCAAGTTCCCCAATTTCCGCAAACGGCTCATTCAAGATTCGTTGAACTGGCATGTGCGCAAAGGAACGGTGGCACTCATACAGGAAGTCATCGATCTCTACTGGCCGGGCGGCGCGACCTTGCAGGAATGGTTCGAATACATGAGTCCGCTCCCGCCCAATTATCCCACGGCAGGCTGGCACAATCGTTACCTCTTTCGCATCCTTATCAACGCTGATGTGATTCCGCCCGAAGATGAAGTGGCGGTGGTCGAGTTAATCAATCGTTACAAGCCAATCTCGCGCTGGCTCGATACCATCCTGAGAAGCCGACCGAGCCATGGCATTTGTTTTGCGGCCGGATACGCTCAGTTCTACACTACCCGGGCCTCAGCCGGCGCCATCATTAGATAACCAATCCTTATGAGCCTAAATCAACAAGTCTTCACGAACGCGGGCATCAACATGCTCGGACAAGCCAATGCAGGCAGCCTGCTGACGATTACAAAGATTGTCGTCGGTGCCGGGAGCGCAGGCAGCAACGCGGACCTTTATCCTTTGACCGCTCTCATCACTTTCAAAAACAATGTCACGATCACGCGCAAGACAGACTTGGGCGGGGGCAAACTCATTGTGTCTGGTGCGCTGGTCGAAGCACTGATTGCGGGCGCGCCTTACTCTTTGCGGGAGCTGGGAATCATGGCCAAGATCGGGACCGGGACGGAGCAGCTTTATACCGTGGCCAATGTTTTCGCCGACGTGCCCGACACGATCACCCCGGGCGGCACGAGCACGCACGCCTTTGATATCACCGTCGTAATCGACCAAGCGTCCTCGATCTCAGTCACGATTGGCAATCCCAACACAGTTGATTGCCAGAACATCCCAACGACGCCTGCGACGGGGCCGGGACTCTACGCCCAACGCGTGGGCAATGTCTTTCAGTTCAAGCGCCTGGTGGCGGGGCCGGGCATCGCTTTCACGGAAGCAAGCGACCGAGTCACAGTCAGCGTGAAAGTAATAACCGTTGACTTGAATCTCTATGTCCCAGCCAGCCATCCCGACGCGCCCGGGCCGGAAGTGGCCTTCGCTACCCTGCAAGCGGCCTTCGATTACTTGGCGGAAATCCGCATCCCATTCGATAAGAAAGTCACAATCCATATTTACCGGGGCGTGTTCACCACCACCAGCGGGATCATTTGTTCGCATCCTAACTCCGCCCGAATCTTTGTCGTGGGCGACAACCCGATTATCAAAACCGTTTCTGCGATCACGCACTTCGACGCCACCCATAAGAAAGTCACGGTCAATAACACAACCGATCTGGCTGTAGATCATCATGTCACGATCGTGGATTCACCCGCAGGCTTTGCCGGTGGCTGCAAGATCACCGCGATCGCGGGCAATGTCCTCACGGTCACAATCGAGAAGCGCGACTCTCGGGTAGCTTATACGACGCCGGCGGGATCCGGCTCGCGTCTCATCCGTTACCCGACAGTCCTGGTCTGCGATGATCCGCCGAAAAACAATACGGCGCTCTGGTGCCCGTTCGGGCTGGGTGCGCTGCAATGGGTAACCATGCTGGGCGGCCGCGAATCTCTCTATGCGGAGAACTTCGTCTGGATCATTGGCTGTCTCTTTCGAGATAACACGACCGGCCTTTTCCTTTATCAATGCTCGGCCTTGCTGCAAGATGAAGTCACCTTCACGCAGTGTGACGTCGCGATTGACGGCGACGAGCTGGAAGCGCAGAAGCTTTACATCAATGGTTGCGAGCGCGGCATTCAAACCAAGCACTCCAAGGTGGGCAATTACAAAGCAGGCTTATCCGTGGGTTTTTACGGTTACTTCTCGCACTGCATCTTTGCCATCAACATTTCGCTCAACGCGGAGTTGCAGGGCGGCAATCTGAAAGCATCGAGCAACGAAAGTCTAATCAACTGCGGGTTGGGGTCCACCGCTACGATCAACCATCCAGCTGGACCGCAGACCACCTTCGACAACATGCCCGCGGTGACGGCGCAGGCCGCGATGAACAGTTTCATTCTCTGGTATAGGAACGGCGGGCCAGTGCCAATCTGCCAGCCACCAGCCGAGACGGTCGGCATCTTCGAATCACTCATCCACGTAGAACCATGAAGCTTAATCGAAAAACCGATTAAGCTTCCCTAACGAAAGGAAAGACATGGCAGAAGTAGAGGAAATCAAAGAGGAAACATTGGGAGTCAATCCGCCGGTCGATCTCATCGAGTTCGGCCAAGCTAAAGATGGGACCACTCTGCATTGGGCGGTCAAAGAACCAGACAGAGACCAGTTCGCGCCACCTTGGTATTGCGTCCTCGCTGTGCACGGCGGCGGCTTCACTGGCGGGACACCAGGCACGCCGATTGGTGTCGCTGGGCCGGATCTCGCAGCGGCAGGCTTTATCGCTTTCTCGCCCGAGTATCGCTTAGCGCCGCCCGGAAAGATCGCAGGGCAGACATCGCTCGGCCGCTATCCGGACCAGACGGATGACTTGGCCGTGGCCATTGATGCCGCGACCAAAGACGATCGAGTGAAGGGCAATCCGCAAATGGTCGGCGGCAGCGGCGGAGCTTATCAGACAGCGTTTTGGGCAGCGAAGGGCGTGCTCACGGGAGTAGCTCTCTCGCCTTGCTCGCAACTCGATGATGCGATTGATCGGCGGAACTTCCCAACCTTTGCGGCTAAGTGCGACAACTACGCTGCGGGCCAATTGAGGGAAGCCTCGCCCAACACCTATGTGAATGAGGCTTCCAGACCGCTCCTGGTCGTGGCTTATTCAAGTGACCAGATGCCGCCCCGGCAATACAGCCGACTCGTGGAAGCCCTAGCTGCTTTCAACATCGAGCACGGCGCCATCCTGCTGCGAGGCAAAGGGCACTCATGGGATGCGTGGGTAAAGGTGAAAGCACAGGCCATCGCTTTTCTGCAAGAGCATAAAGCATAAACGAGCGAGAAAGCGTTTTGATGTGATGAGCGCAAGCAAGAGAGCAGCGAGCAAGAAAAACGATGGAGAGGCGTCGCAGCGCTCGCGCCCGCGCCGTTCCAATGGTGAGCATGAGGTCGAAATGCTCAACCCTGCGAAGCTCGTGCCTTATGAGCGCAACCCGATGCAGCATCCGCCCGAGCAGATCGACCTTATCTGCCGCTCGATTAAGGAATACGGATTCACGATCCCGCTCCTGATTGACGAGAACAATATGATCCTCGCCGGTCATGGGCGGCAGACGGCCGCATTGAAGATGGGCCTGACTCAGGTGCCCGCAGTCCGCAAATCCGGACTGAGCGAAAACCAGAAGCGGGCCTATATCATGGCGGATAACAAGATCGCCCGGAACGGCGAGTTTGACTGGCGCTTAATCAGCGAGGAATTGAAAGCGCTGGATGAGGCTGGGTTCGATCTCGCTCTGACCGGCTTCCGTGACTTCGAGTTTGGCCCGCTGATTGAAGCGGACTGGACACCGCCACCCATTCACGAGAGCCAACTGGGCGAGCTGGACGTTTATCACATCACGGTAACGGGCCTGCAAAAACAATGGATCGACCAGGCGCATACCAAGATGAGGAACGAAATGAAAAAACGCGAGCTACCGCTGCCCGAAGCTCTGGAATTGATATGCCAAAAGTATCTCGGGAAAGTCGCAGTGCGAAAATAGCAGCGCCGACTATTCGGCTGGCTGCGACTTGCGCGCTCATGGGGCACAACAACGAAGCGAACATCACTGCGCGTTATCCTTTTCACCGCAACAACATGGAAGGCCCGACGGTGCGCCTCGCTCATGTGCCGGGGGCGCAGGGCGACAACTGTTTGCTTGGTCAGCGCGGGACCAAAAAACTTCCAGCAACCAGTGCGCCGGCGCTGCTCGTCAGTTATTTTTATCTGGAAGACTGGTTAAAGAACCGGCACCGCTACATTATCCGCGACTGGGTGCTGGACTCGGGCGCTTTTTCCGCGCGGGAAAAAAACATTGAAATCAACCTGACCGATTACATCGAGACCTGTAAACGACTCATCGACGAGGAAGATCAGTTAACAGAAATCTTCGCTCTCGATGTCATTGGCGACTGGAAGAAGTCGCTCTCCAACACAAAACGGATGTGGAAGGCAGGCATCCCGGCCATCCCCTGCTATCACCTGGCTGAGCCATGGGATCATCTCCTCGGCCTCGCCAAGGATTATCCGAAGATCGCCATTGGTGGCATGTCGCGGCTGCGCGGCAAAGCCATCACGACTTACATCGAGCAGTGTTTCGCCCGCGTCTGGCCCAAGCCGGTGCACGGTTTTGCCGTCGGTGGCCGCGATCTCATCATGCGTTTTCCGTGGCACTCGGTGGACGCGACAAATTGGGAATTAGGCCCGTGTGGATTCGGACGCTGGAATGCCTTTGGGCAGTTGAGTGTTCGGGGCTCGAAACAAAATCTTCGCTCCGAGATAGAATTTTATTTGGCTCTCGAACGGGAAGCGCGCTCCCGATGGTCAAAAGAAATGGCGAAGCTTGACGGGCTTCCATCGTTGCGCGAACAACGAGACGCGCTATGTCCTCGACGATCCTGATTTATAGCGGTGGTTTGGATAGCACAGTCCTGCTTTACCGGCTGCTCTTCTTGAAAGAAGATGTTCGCGCTCTGAGCATCAACTATGGGCAACGGCACTTGAAAGAGATCGCAGCGGCCCGCATGATCGCGGTCAGAGCTGGCGTGACGCACAAGGTAGCGGATCTCTCCAGTGTGCGACAATTTCTGCGTGGGAGTAGCCAGACTGATCCAAGCGTGGAGGTGCCACACGGGCATTACACGGACGAGTCGATGAAACAGACCGTGGTCCCAAACCGAAACATGCTCATGCTTTCAGTGGCGCTCGCGTGGGCTATCAGCGAAAAAGCAGACTCTATCACTTACGCGGGGCACTCCGGCGACCGCGCCATTTATCCTGACTGCCGGGAAGAGTTTGCCAGTGCCTTCAACACCGCAGCCCTTTTGGCCGACTGGCATCAAGTCAGACTGGAACGACCTTTCATTGATATGACCAAGGCTGAGATCGTGACCATGGGCAATGAGCTTGATGTGCCCTTCGGTCTGACCTGGAGTTGCTACGAAGGGCGTGCCCAGCATTGCGGGCGCTGCGGCACCTGCGTCGAACGACAGGAAGCTTTCCGAGAGGCGAACGTAAAAGACCCAACCGAGTATGACCTGATATGTTGTTGATTACCGGGATGCAACGCTGCGGCACTTCGCTGACGGCCGACTTTGTTCGGGCTTGCGGCTATCCAATGACCGGACCCAACGATGCAGTGGGCAAATATGAGGATCCGGAAATCACGATGGCGTATCGCTACATCCTGAAAGATGAAATGTTTCCTTGGGACGGCTACCCGTTTTACATCCCGAAGCATCTGAGTCAGCCGTTGCACGACATCGAGCGGCCCGCAGCCAAGTTCGCCTACTTGATGATGGACCCCGTCTTCATGCAAATCTGGATTGAGCACCGCGGTCACAAACACGATCGCATGTTGATCCTGGCCCGGGAGACGGAAAAGATCGTGCGGAGCAAAGCCAACACTCCAGAACGTGCCCGCCTGTTCGCTCTTGACTCGCACCGGCTGCGCTTGACCGCAGAGCAACTGAAACAGAACTGGTTCGACTCCTTCATGCTTCTCCTCAATAGCGGCATCCCTTATCGCGTCCTCAAGTTTCCAATCTTCCTCGACGACTACGATGCAGTCCGCGGGGCGCTGCAAGAGTTCGGCGGGCTGGAAAAGATTCCCAATGACGCGGCGCTCTGGCGGACTATGATCGACCGCAAGAAAGTGACGGCGGAAACATGATCACCTGCGCCAAACGTTACGAGAACTTCCCCTGCGCGCATCGAGCGCCCGATCATGACGGCCACTGCAAATTGATTCACGGCCACAACTGGGCCTTCGATATTGTTTTCGCAGCAGAGCGGCGGGACCAGAATGGATTTGTCGTCGACTTCGGCAAGCTCGGACCGCTGAAAGAAAAGCTGACGGAGTATTTCGACCACACCTTACTCTTGAATGAGAACGATCCGTTAAGTGCCTCAATCGACTTGTATCTGACGGCGCACAATATCGGGAATGTCGTGCTCGTGCTTGATTGCTCTTGCGAAGGGATCGCCGAGCTTGTCTTCAATCTGGCCGACGACATGGTGCGCGGTCTGACAAGAGGGCGGGCCGGGGTCGTGCGGGTCACGGCGCACGAGGACACAAAGAACTCTGCCACCTATCGGCCATGATTCGGATATCAGAAATCTTCGGCCCAGTGATACAAGGTGAAGGCATCCATATCGGCGAGCCCACAATTTTCGTTAGGGTCGGCGGCTGCGACTATCGCTGCTCATGGTGTGATACGATGTATGCCGTCGACCCCATTCACCGCGCCGACTGGCATCCGATGAGTGACGCAGACATCTGCGCTGCGGTGCAAGAGTTAAGCAGTAAGCCCATCCTAATCACGCTCTCCGGCGGCAATCCAGCGCTCTACGACTTCGCCAATGTCATCGCCCACATGCAGGCCAGCGGTTATCACTTCACGATCGAGACGCAAGGCAGCATCGCGGCCAACTGGTTTCGCCTGCTCGATTCCATGACGCTCTCACCAAAACCGCCAAGCTCGAATATGCCGACCGATTACCAGAAGCTCGAACGCTGCATGGACTTTCTTGAACCCGACCGGATCAACCTAAAGATCGTGGTAGCCGATCAAGAGGACTATGAGTATGCGCGCCAGACCGCAGCGCGCTTTCCGCATCTGCGCTGCTTTCTTCAGGTCTGCAATCCCAACCCGACCAGTGACACGTCACATCCATTCGATTTGGAACGCGAGCGCGACCTGCTCTTAGCCAAACTGCAATGGCTGACTGAGTTGGTTCTAGCGGATAGCTGGTTCAAAGCGACAGTGCTCCCACAACTGCACGTTCTAATTTATGGCAACCGGCGCGGCGTCTAGGAAGGTTCTCTGGCCCGAGATCATCAGTCGCGTTGACGCACTGCCCCGCGATCACATCTACTACGGCATCCCTCGCGGGGGCACGATTGTGGCAGGGCTGGCTGCGTCGCGAGATTTAATCGTGACTGACAATCCAGCAGAGGCCACCGCTTATCTCGACGATATCGTTGACAGCGGCGCCACCAAAGCCAAATGGGTCGGCAAACCTTTCTTCCCACTGTTCGAGCGCGACAGTGCCTGGTTGGTCTTTCCTTGGGAACAGGATATGCAGACCGACGCGGAAGACATCGTCCGCCGCCAACTCGAACTGATCGGCGAGAACCCAAACCGCGAAGGATTGAGCGCCACACCGCGGCGCGTCGTGGCTAGCTGGAAAGAGTTGTTCGCAGGATATCAACAGACCGCCGAGGAGGTTCTGCGAAGCGACTTCGACGCAGACGGATACGACGAGATGATCGTCTGTCGGGACATCCAGTTTTATTCAACTTGTGAACATCACCTACTGCCCTTCTTTGGCCGCGCTCATGTCGGGTATCTGCCAAACAAACGAGTCGTCGGATTATCCAAGCTGGCGCGCCTGGTCGAAGTGTTCGCCCGCCGTCTCCAAATTCAGGAACGATTGACGCAGCAAATCGCGCAAGCACTGAACGAGCAGGCCCGACCGCGCGGCGTCGGCGTGATCTGCGAAGCGACGCACTTCTGCATGTTGTGTCGCGGGGTGCAAAAGCAGGAGTCAACCATGGTAACATCCGCGCTGGTTGGTCTCTTTCAAAAGCCCGCAGTGCGCGCCGAATTTCTCCGGCTGGCGCGGCGCTGCGAAGCTTAATCGAAAAATCGATTAAGCTCCCCGATTGTTGCCTCAGGGGCACGCGTTTGCCTTCTCTCTATTAGAGGAGCAGCGCAGAGCGAAGCGGATAAACGCTTGATTTTAGCTGCTTTGCGAGGGGTGATTTTCTTCTTGCGCTTGCTGCGAGGTCTGCGATCTTGCTGCTCGGTTCTCTTTTGAATCGGCTCGCTGAGAGATGCGAGCAGTTGTTCTCTGAGATTGCAGATTGAAGAAGGCGGTTAGCGCAGCAGTGAGTCGAAGCGGTAAAGTCAGAGCGCTCAGAAATCGAGCAGTTCGCGCATACAGCGAAAGCAGATTCTAAGGAGCGGTGGAGAGCAGATCGCGGGAGTAGCTCGCAGAGCGGGGCAAGCTTTCAATCGAAGAAAAATCAGAAGATGAGGCGGGGCGATAGCAAGCGCTCGCGCATCTTTTTGGATGACATAAAAAATTGCTCCCGAGCTTGCAACGCTCGGGGATACACGATTGCGCTTGGTGAAAACCACAAAGGAAATTCATCGAGGAATCAATGCAGTAAGATCGAGCGCTACTTTTTTCCGCTGTGGGTTAACACAGAGGCTCGCGAGTAAGTCCGTCCGCCCTTCCGGCGCACGGCATCACTGAACCGATCAAAGTGAAGTAGCAGCCACGCGAACAGACCAAGCTTCAATGCACCGGTCGTAAATAAGCGGATGTAAAATCGAACTTGCTCGAATGAAGTCGAAACGAGCGAAAGAAATTTCGTCTCGTCAGCGCCGATTGGTCCCGGCGCTCAGATGATGACAGACCACTAACCACTAAGAAGAAAGAAAAGAACAATGACACAAACACAGCTCGGACAGAAATTGGCCCTCGTGTGGCTCAACGCAGAGATCGGTAAGGATGGACGCAGCCCGCTGAAGCAGCTCCCGAAAGATTGGTGGCGTCTGCACGGCGCGACTTGGATGAAGGTCGCGAAGTCGGCCTAACGAGAACCAGCAATCAACCAGAAAGAGAAAAACAAAATGAGCAACATCACCTACAAACTGAAACGCAAATCGGAAACGAATGAATGGCTCGTCGTCGCCTACGTGGACGGCAAGCGGAACGAAGACATGACCTACTACACGGACGACAAGCAGGACGCGATAGACACGCTCGCAGCGATGCAGAAGCCTGCGCTCGATCTCGAAACCATCCCCGCTCCTTGGAAGCTCGCGCAGTTCTCCGAAGAGGATATGAGGGACGCGAGAGCGAACGCATGGATTGAATAGTGGGCAGAGCGAGCAGCGTCCCCCAACGCTGCGGCTCTGGTCGCAATGACGCGGTCAGTAACAACAAAGCAGAGTAACTAGAAAGACAGATACAAAATGAAATCAGTAATCAAGAACAGCAAAAGCAATGGCGGCGCGAAGACTCAACCGGCCAAGGTCCCGGCTAAGAAGGCCCCGGCCAAGAAAGCACCGGCTAAGCCAGCGCCGAAAAAGAAAGCAGGCAAGGGCCGCACGGCCGTCGAGTTCATGGGAAGCTCAGCGAGCGCGGTTGCTCGCGCTCTCGGCAAGATTGGGTGGGAGTCGAGCGCGGTTGTGAAAGCGCTCGCCAAGACCGCGCTGGAGCCCCGAACGATCCGCAGCTTGGTCTCACGGGGCAAGCTCGGGCTCGGCGCTGCACCGGCGGACCTGAACAAGGTGCAGCTTTCGCAACTGCGGAAGCTCGCGGCTTAATCCCCCGGTCTACCCCCTTAGCGGTTGGAGGCGGCGGCAGTCGGAGCGATCTGGCTGCCGCTTGCTCTGCCCGCATGATGCGAAGCAGATAACCAGAAAGAACACAAACCATGAAAGATAGTCAGACAATCAAGAACGAAGTGGCCGAGCACATCTCCGGGTCGGTCCTGAAGGGCTGGAAGCTCACGCAAGACGAGATCGCTTTTGCGATGCGCGTTTTGCAAGTGGTCTCTTACCGCGTGCGGAAAGAGAACGAAGATCGCTACGAAGATGATCCGCACTTCCGCTTTTATGCGGACACGTTGCAGAGCGCTCGCAATTTCCTCTGGACCTATGGCGACCAGTTGCTGAACGAAGAGACAGTCAAGGCCGCGAAGCTCGAAAAGCTTCCTGTGAAAGTCCCAACGGTTATCCCTGAGACTCTCGGGTTGCTCTTGCTGCTCGCAATGGTTCACCCCTAACGAAGAAAGCAAAACCAGAAAGAAGAAAGACAATGAAAATCAAAGTATGTCGAAACACCAGTAGTAAGCAATGGGGCTACGCAACGCTCCCGCCGTCTCAGAAACTTATCTGGGCCGGGCCGTTGTTCGTTCTTATCCAGCTCGGCAGATCACTCCGTGACAGCTGGTCGCTCTATTGTATGGGCTGCGGACCGAGTTGGGAGAGCGGCTACGTCAAGCCGACCATCCTCGGGTTCGCAGCAGAATGGATCATGCAAGCAACCAATCGCTTGCTCTGCCGTCTGCGCGGTCATCACTGGCATAACGAGGGCTACGCCAATAGCGATAGCGGCGGAGAAAGCTTTCAATGTCTGCGCTGCGGTGAGTCGCATGATGTCACCTATTACTAAGATGAGAACCAGAAAGAGAAAGATACTGACCCCGAGGCTGCGCCGCTCGACGGCGAAAAAGCTGGCGGTCATTTTAGAGCAGCGAGCAGAGCAAACGCCAGAGTCGAGCGAGAAGCGCGCCCCCTCGCTGCTCAATTACGGCACCGCGCCGAAGCCGTTCTACATCGCCGTCTGCAAATACGGCTACGGCGTCGACAAGGTCGCAGCGATGGCTATACGTCTCGCTCAGACTGAAGTGGCGATCCATGCGGAGCCCTCAGCGCTGCTCGTCTATCGCTCGGATGAATACATCGAGCCGATTGGATTCAAAGCAGGAGCGCCGGTCTGGGAGAACGGAGACAAGCCGACGCTCTGCGCGCTGACGAACACGCATCAAGGCTACCGGCAGAGGATGAGGCTATGAGGTTGAAGGTTCACTACTATACAGCGATGACTCGAACCCCATCCGAAGCCATCCTTGAGACCCATCAATGGATAGAGATAAGAGGTCAGACGGTCCTGCGCGGTCAGCAAAAGATCAACAAGCGTTTAGTCAACCGGAGCATCGCTAAGGATGAGATCATCAAGACAGAGGAGGTCCGATGAGTTGCGGCTCCGGCTGGATAGGGACGCACCGGCAAGTTGCCTACTATCTCAGCGTCGTCGGCGCAGACCGCGATGAGCAGGGCCGCTTTCTGATTGTCTCTGGCGGCATCTACTCGTTGTTAGGCGACACGAGAGAAGATAGCGACGCGGTGATTGACAGTGAGACCTGCTACCTCATCGGCGGCAAGCCGGTCAATCTCGCGGCGGGACTCGGGACAACATCCTACGGGATGCGAGTCACAGTGATAGCATAAGCGATAACGCCGATGTCCGGCGTCTGTCACGCGCAACGGTTCAGCGTGGCACTGATGAGCAGAGAACCAGAAACAAACTAGGAGGTAAGTTAGTTATGATATTGGCAGCCAAAAAGACAATGAAGATACATCCGTTTGCGCGGATGTTCAGTCAGGTCGCGCCGCTCTCGAAAGAGAAGCGCGACGAGATGGTGAAGAGCATCGAGAAGAACGGGATACTCATTCCGATGTTGGTCAACAAGAAGAAGGATACGATCTACGACGGGGCGACCCGTTGGGGCATTGCCTACGACTTGAAGCTCAAACTCGAGGATGACCGCTTCGAGGTTTTTCCGAGCGAAGACGAGGACGATATTCGGGAAGCGATCGCGGCCCGCAACATCGACCGGCGGCAGTTGACTGATAAAGAGCGCTCCGATCTCATCTCAAAACTCTTCGGGCCGAAGCTCGAAGAGGAAGCAAGACAGCGGCAGAGCAAGGCGGGGAGCTTCAAGGGGGCGACCAAGCTCGATGGCAAAGGCAGCGTGGCGGAGAAGATCGCGACCATGGCTGGTGTAAAAAAGAGCACAGCGCAGCAGTCAGAAAAGTTGCGCAAGGCTGGCGTGCTTGATGATGTGCTGCAAAAGAAAACAGCTCGGACGGCAGCACTCAAGAAAGCGCCGACCAGGAAAAAGGCCGCGAGCAAGTCAACGATTCCTTTTCCCGACCAGGTCTATAAGAAGTGGAGTCAGTTCGTGGCCCGCTTCCCTCACCCTGTCCGGCGCGAAGTGATCGAGCTGGTGCATGGCTGGACGAAGCCGGGCGCGGCGGTCCCGAAGCCCTCAACTCCGGCCAAGAAGTAGGCTGGCAGAGCGCGAGCAGTCAGGCAGGGTTCAAGCCCCGGTCTGACTGTTCTGCTCTGCTCGCAATCAAGCAAGCAGCTAACCAGAAAGAACACATGAACAAAATCGACCAACTGCGAATCGCTTATACCCTTCGCTTCTGCGCCCTGAGAGCGAAGCGAGCGGGATGCCGCTATCATGAGGCGGGCGTGATGATTCGGGACATCATACGCGCCCAGCAACTGCCAATGACAAACAGAGAGATCACCACATCGATCAAGGAGGCGTATGGCCGAGCCTAAAATGACATTCAGAAAAATGGTTCTCGGATATCACTACACCGACGGAGAGACGGTGGGTGTCTACACAGTGGACTGCGAAAATTGCGCAACCAGCGGCGCTCATACGCAGAGACCAATGGTGCAACTTGCGGTCACGCATCAAGATTCGCAAATCATCAGGGAATGGTTCGCGGTCGCTGACTTAAAGGAGGTCGATTAAACACCCATGAAGAAACTAGACTGGTCAATTATCGCGGTCGTCATCATGTTCATTGTCTATTGCCTCGCAGTGAACGCTGACGGGGCGGAGCCAAAGAAGAAAGCGCAGCGCGACCGCAATTACATCCTGCGTCGTCAGTCCGCCTATCAGGTGCAAGGTCCGCCGGTGCGCCGTCTCATCATCGGGAAGCGCGAGGTTGACATCTACCGCGACGGGAGCGCCTTCGAGAAAGACAGGAGGGCACGATGACTGGCGAGCAGATTAAGGCGCACACGCTGGGCATCATCCGACAAGCTCTCGAAGTGCAGGACGCTCTCGATGCTGAACGGTGGACGGCAGCGCAGATGATCCTGACTGGCATCCGCACTGACAGCAAGCGCCTGCAGGAGCACTGCGCGGAAAAGGTCGAACAAATCGCGGGCAAGCTTTCAACCGCGGTCGAGCGGCATGGACGAAGATGATGATGGGCTACCAGCAGATCAAGTGCGGCGCTGCGGCCGCTGCCGAGAAGACTTCGAAAGCATCGTGCAGCGCGGACGCCCAACCTTCGTGCCGCTCTTCTGCTCGGACTGCGATGAGATCATGGCGAACGAGCTGCAATGGCGAGAGCATCGAGAGAAGCTTAATCGAAAAACCGATTAAGCTTCTGCTGCCCCTCGCAGCGCCAGAGGGGCAGCGCAGAGCGCAAGGGGCAAGAACGCAGCATCGAGCAGCGCAGAAATGCTCAAATCCGAGCCCAGGCGAGCCCCTAGGACGTTTTTCGATAGCGAGCAATGATCTTGTAGCGCTCGCACCCATAAAAACGCTGCCTAGGCGATCCTGAGCGTCTTTTTCTGCTCTCTCAGAGCGAAAACCCCGCTTTTCCCTCTCTGCGCGCTCTGCGCTCTCTTGCATCGAGCAGAGCAGCGCGACGCCGCAGGGGCGCTCCCAGTGCGATTTTCAACCCCTTCCAGAGCGCAACCAGAAAGAGAAAGGAAGAGAGAATGAACGAAGAGCAAATCAAAGAGAGAGCGACCCGTTGGGCCGCGCTCTACCGCAATCCGAAATCGCGCCCACAGATGGACGATGTTTTGCGCGGCTTGAATGAAGCCGGTCGAACACTGGTCATCCTCGGCGGCCAGCGGATTGCGGGTGGCCTGCCGTGGCGACTAGCAAGCCTGACAGAAAGAAAGGAGGTTGAGACAAATGGGAACAGCAATAAAACAAAAGGGCGACGACCGGCTTCCGCTACAGCTGGCGCTAAAACAGCTAAAGCGAAAGTTTCCGTGGGCGCCCATAGCAGCCCTCAGAAAACAAATCACCGCCGGACTAATGCCGGTCACAAGAAGTAGCTTTGCAGAGAAGAGCCGCATCTATGTGCGGATGGAGGACCTAGAGAAATTACTCCTCAGAGCAGAAACAAAGTAAGAAAAAAATCGCTGGCCGCGACTGCTCCCAAATATGAAAAAGAGCGCCACGACCAGCGAGAGTTAACCAGAAAGAACTATAAACATGGAAAAGAAAAGTGGTTTAGTCAAGAAGCTCATCGAGATCCTGAAAGAAGTAGGACCGATCGAGAAGGCCGAGCGCAACGCGCATTTCGGCTACAACTACACTGGCGAAGGCCAAGTATTGGCGGCGCTCCGCGGCAGACTCGCGGAGCGGAACATCCTTCTCATCACGAGCGTCTCAACCTGCGTCCCTGAGTATGGGGAAGGCGGGCATGGCGTTTATGTCTGCGTCACGACCAGGCATAAATTCATGGATGGAGAGACGGGCGAAGAGTTAGAGCTTCAAGGTGCTGGTCTCGGTTGGGACTCCGGCGATAAGGGCGTTTACAAAGCGATCACCGGCGCGGTCAAATACGTCCTGATGAAAAACTTTCTCATCACGGACGGTCAGGATCCGGAGTCGGGCGAGCAGCGCAAGCCGGCTGCTGAGCCCGGTCAAGCGCCAGCTGGCGCGCCGCACCGGCGGACGCGGGACTATGAGAATGAGACAGGCAAGGGAGACAAAAAAGTCGAGACAGACTTCGCGGCCCTGGATGCCTTTCTGCTCGAAAATAACATCCCACAAGGGTTCGTTATCTTGAGGCTGAAAGAGAAAGGACTCATCGATGCGAGAGCGACGAAGCTCGATAACATCAAACCGGGCATCCTGAAGCGCTGCATCCAACCGGCAGCGAAGGCGACTCTGCTCAAGGCATGGGCCGATCAACAAAAAGACGATGAAGGACAGAGCGGCACTGAGACCAAGGTCGCGCCGCGCGAGAAGAAAGAAGTGCGGACCAATGAAGGCGACCAGACGCGAGCAGGAACAAGGCGGCAACCGTGCGCCGGTCAGGACCCAAAAGCGGTAGTCGAGGAAGCAGGCCACAAAAACTGGCGGACAGTCAAGATCCATTGGGGCCGAGATAAAGGAACGCCGTTAGGCAAAGTCTCGAAGAAGTCGTTAACCGGATATTGGATCAGCCAATGGCATCCCGAGTTGTATCGCAACAAATGGAATAAGGATGACGTCCTCTTGGACAGCGCGATTTGTCTGGCCAGTGAAGAGATTGGAGGTGAGTGAATGAGCGGACTAACCTGCCGCAGTTGCGGCGCTGAAGTCATCGTCGCGCAGACATCCAATAACAAGCGGATGCCAGTCGACCGGCGAGCATCTCCGAAGGGAAATATTCTGCTGGTTCATCAACCGAACAACATCCCTCGGGCCGTGGTGATTAAAGCTGAGGCGCGGGAACGTTATGCGGGCAAGCTGCGGTTGAGTCACTTCGCCACTTGTCCGAACGCGGCGCAGCATCGGCAGCCGAAAGAAAGGAGGCATCATGGCGACCAGAAAGAAACGAGCCAGACCGGACAAGCCTAACCAACATGAGATCGAGAGCGAAGGACTGCCGAGCGGCAGTTGCTTCGACTCTTGCTTCCGGTGCCCGGGGAAATGGAAGATAACGCGCCGTTTGCCCAAAGAAGATGACACCGTCCATACCCTGAAAGGAAAGCGGATTCACGAGGCAATGGCCTCTGGTGACTTCTCCACCTTGCCGAATAAAAGCGAGCGAGACATTGCCGCGCGCATTGCTTACGCTGAGGGAGAGATCGTCAATGAGTATAACTTCGAGGGCGCGGAAGTCGAGTTCGAGCAGCGCATCTGGGACTTCGACTTCAACTTGAACAAGACATGGTCGATGCAGATGGATCGCTACGACTGGCAACCGGACAAGCGTCGGCTCTTAGCCATCGATGACAAGAGCGGTTGGACCTTGGTCCCGCCGGTGGCGCGCAACTGGCAAATCAGAAGCGGCGGCGCGCTCTTAGCGGAGCAGCTGGACGCCCTAGAGCTAGTCTGCGCGCTTATCCATCCGTTCAGTCCCGAGAGCTTATGGGAAGCCAAAGTCTATACGCGCCAAGAGAGCGACGCGCTCTTATCCGTGACCAGGCATCTCGTGCAACAGATCCAGCTGCCCAATCAGCGCCGCATCGTCGGCGGGATCCAATGCGAGTGGTGCGCAGCCAAGCAGGTCTGCCCCGAGTTCATTGCGAGCGAAGCGGCGCTAGACCAGAAGGTCGACGACTGGATTCAGGACGAAGGCTTCACGGCGATCAACCGGCAGTCACCAGAAGAGCGAGCCGAGACCGTCCGAAGTTTGAAGCAGCGGTTTCGGAATATCGAGTTCGTCCTCGATCAATACACGGAGTTAGCCAAGCGAGACGAGAGCGCCATCCAAGGCTATCGACTGGCGCGCAAATACAACGTGACGGTGGCGAACGAAGCGACAGCGATGGAGATAGCGAAGAAAGAGTTCGGCGACGAGGCCATGTATTCGGCGCTGAAATTCTCCGTTGCGGCGTTGATCGAGGAAGTGCAGACAAAGACGAGGACGGGGAAGAAAGAAGCGAAGGCAGCGGTCGAGCGAGTCTTAGGACCGCTGCTCCAATATAAGGCGTCGAAGCATTTCCTTGAGGAAGCGAGGTCCGCATAAATGGACGACTGGGAATGGGAGTTCTTTATCGGCCGCTGGGAAGGGTTGGAGTATCCCAAGCCAGAGGATTACATGAGCCTAACCGATGATGAGCTACGCGAAGGCACAGCCAGAGCAAGAAGCGAAAAGATTAAAGGTATCCGGCGCTGGCCGTCACCACTGAGCGAGAAGCAACGGTGGTGCCTGGCCTTCTGGATCGCTGAGAACGAAGCACAATACGTATGACACACGACTGGAAAGACCTGACGCAAGAGTGGGCTACACCGCATGGCCGCTACTGCACGAAATGCAGGAAGCGGCAGTTCCATATCAACATGCACAACGGCCGCGGCGGCAGGTCGCGTTTTGTCTGGAGACCAAAGGTCGGTCTCTGCACCGGGAAGCCTAACCATGAGAAAAAAGAAACCTGACAAAAAAACGATAGAGAGCGTGGCCGAAGAGATCATCGGCATCGCGACCGGAGCGTTCATCAGCGCTTATATGAAACACCGGCGCGGCGAAAGTCTTGAGGCCATCCTAATCGATCTGGATATTCGCGGGGCTTACCACTCCACGGATAAAGAGACCATGAACATCATGCGGGCGGCGAGCAAGGCGGGCGTCTCTGCGCTGAAGGCCAACCTAGGACTCGATCCGGCGCTCAAACGTTTACAGTCCAGATTGGAAGCGCGCTACCAACAGGTCTTACGCGACTTATGAGAGAGAGAAACTGGCAAGAGAAGTGGGCCGAGTATCAGCGCTCGAAAGCGCGGCCTTTGAAGCCGGGCAAGCAATGGCGCTTTACGCATCGCCTCGAGATCGATCGGAAGCAGCGCTGGCGCTGCGCCTGCGGCTATCAACTGGGAGACGGCCGCCAGCAGTTTCTGGCGCGCTGTTCCTTATACAAGGAGGACGAAGCTTATTCGAAAAACCGATTAAGCTTAGGCACTCATGCTAAGAAGAAACAAAAAACTGCGCCAAGTCAGCGACAGGCGAGCGCTCGAACTGGCAAAGTATCGACGGAGACGACCGATCTTTTTAGGCTTGAATAGCATCTGTGTCGCCTGCCGAATCATGGCCGCGACTCAGATTCATCATGCGGCGGGCCGGGAGGGCTGGCGCTTGCTTTACGAACCATGGTGGCGGGCGCTCTGCCATCTCTGTCATGACTATTTCACCCGACACAAACAAGAAGCAATCGAGCGCGGCATTTCACTGCCGCGCGCAACCAGGAGACCAGAGGAATGAAAGGCAGATCGAAACACAAACCAACGACAGTCAAAGAAGTCATAAGGGAATTACGAGCCGAGCAGCGCGAGAAGCGAGGGGCAGCGTTTCAAGCGCACTGTGACGGCAATTACATCCTAGAAGATTCGCTGACTTACTCAGCATGTGCGCTTCTCTTCGCAGCGCGCTTCATCGAAAGACATAAGGTGACAGCGACGACTTTGCAGCGTGCTCTGGATGAGCAGACAGCGAGGAAAGGAGCGCTGGAACACTACCGATGAACGAACTTTTATTTCCCTGGCAATATGCCGGGATGAGTAACACAGAGCGGACCAAAGCTTACTTAAAGCATCATGGCTGGGAGTGCGAAGTGACCGAGCGCTGGAATCCCTTTGCCAAGGTGCGACAGGACTTGTTTAAGTTCATTGACGTCCTCGCGGTGCATCCCAAGGGCAAGCTGCTCGCTTTGCAGACTTGCAGCGGTGACGGCGGCGACCCTGCGGCGCGAGTCCGCAAGATCAAGGCAAATAAGATTGCCAAACTGCTGGCGGCACACATGGAGATCGAGGTTTGGTCATGGGCCCGGCGCGGTCCCTTGAAGCGTTTCGAGGTGCGGAAGCAATCGCTTACGGCAAAGCTTCTGCCCAAGAGATCGCTGCTACGAAAGAAGATTGAGGAAGGAGAGTGGTAACTAGAAAGGAAAATATGTCGAATGAACAACGTGAGTTAGAGCTGCCCGGGGCTCGCTATTTGCTAAAGAAAGAGAAAAGAAATGAGAGAAAGAAAGAGAAAGAAGCAAAGAGAAAGAAAGAGAGCAAAGGAAAAGAGATAGAAAAAGAAAAAGTTTTTTCGCGGGCGCGAGGCCGTGGCCGGAAAAAAGACTGGGAAGCGTCCATTGACTATGCGGACGAAGAGTTACAAGCCGAGTGGGCTGCGTTTCAGCTAAGTCGGCACCAGATGCGAAAAGATATTACCGACATCAGTCGAGGCCGCTTTATCATGAGGCTCAGTCGCTGGACGAAAGAGAGAGCGATCGCTGCGCTGCGTTACTCAACCGAGAATGGTTATCAAGGAATCTTTGAGCCGCCAGCAGAGCGCAGAGCAGCAATGTTAACAAAACCCAATCTGCCTTGGAGCATGCGGGAACGAAAGATCAACAAACTGAATGAGCGCAAGGCAGAGCTTATGCGAGAAGAGCAAACGCCTCGAGTTGTGGCTGAGTTGGCTCGAATCCAAACTGACCTACTAGACTTATGAAAGGCAAAATACCAGAAAGCAAAAAACATCCAATGCCGCCAGAGTTTTCCGACTGGTGGTATCCGACCAATGTCGATCCAAAGACCGGGGTCAGTATCGGCGGCCATCCCGAAGCGAGCCGCATCTGGGCGCGACCATGCCCCGATGGCTACGAGCGCCGGCGCTACGGCATCACAGCGCAGCTCGCTTGGAATTGCCAAGCATATCGGATTGAGTATGACGAATGGCTGCTCATGGGGTCGCCGCCGCTGACCTTTGAGAGCTACAGCTTGCCGCTGTCGGAACAAAAGAAGCGCTGGGCAGAAGTGACTGCGCTCTTGCGTAAGATCGGTCGGGTGGCTCCGATACATCCAAAAGAGTTGCAGGACGCCAAGCTGAGCGGCGAGCGGCGGACCTTGATTGACGTCGAAGATTTACCAGAAGAGAAAACCAACAAACCAGAAAGACCAAAAGACAATGAGCAAACAGAAGAGGAAGGATATCTCCCCGGAGACGACAGCGACATCGAGCCCATCGACTTCAGCCCTTGACCTGAGCGCAAGCGACGACCCGATGGGGCTGACCGGAGCGGATCACAATTACAAGCTGCTCAACCCCGAGTGGTGCCAGTGCAGCAACGTGGACCATGACATGAGCAAGATCGCTTACTACCGAAGCGCAGAGAGCGGGATGCACGGTTGGATGTGCACTATCTGCCGGGGGATCGTGCAAACAGGCTAACCCCTATGGCAAAACACCACGAGAAGAAACCGGAGTTAGAGCGGCCGCTGGCAGAATACGAACGAGCCTACAAGGCAGCGGAGCGCCGCTTCAACGAGACCGGCAGCTCAGCCGCTCACAAAGAGATGTTACAAACCTTCGCCGATTGGAGGGCCGCAGCTTATGGCAAAAGATTACCCGTTTGAGCGCAGCACCTGCGCCTGCCGGGAGTGCGTCCGCTGCTGTCATCGGCAGCCTGGTCCACTCGACAACAAGGACTTCGAAGAGATCGTTCGACATATCGCCAAAAAGCAAGGAGCGAGCCTCGAAGTTGCTTTTCAATGGGTCAAAAGCCGACTTTGCGCCAGTCCCGGTGCGGTCGTGCGAATGCCGGGCGGCGCGGTCATGCGGATTGGCTCGATTACCCCGCAGATGCGAAAGCGGAGCGACGGCGTGCGCTGCTGCGTCTTTCTCGATGAGAACGACCGCTGCACGATTCACGAAGTCTCGCCCTTCGGTTGCCGGATGTTCGATACCCACATGGATGGCAAGCGCGCCATGCCGCGATCAATCGCGCTGGCCCGAGCGCAGTTGGATCCGGAATACAAAGCGCTGCGGGACACACTGCCCTACGCCCAGAGTTACAGGCCGCAGAGATACCAAGCTTAATCGAAAAACCGATTAAGCTTCTATGAGCAAAGCGACCAGAGCACTGAGGCAGGAACAATTGCGCCGCTTAGCGGAAGAGGCGGGCTGCGCCATCCAGCATGACTGCGGCGGTTATAGAGTCGTGCGCGAGATCGAGGGCGGCTGGCGCTACCTTTATCCGAACAGCGGCATCTGTCCGACGCAACCGCGAAAAGCTTGCGAAGCCTTCCTGCTCGGGATGCTCTGCGAGCGGCGCGAGAGAAAGGAACAAAAACCATGATTGCAACCATAACGAAGCTACTAGAGCAAAAATACGGCAACGGAGCAGAATATGTCCGCGTCACGTTTGCGGTCGCGGAGAGCATTGGCGAGAAAACGAGATGGGCCAAGACAGACCTATGTCCGACCTATCGGAACTGGCATTACTGGAAAGACCGTCTCGAAGTCGGCGCGCAATTCATTGTCCGGATGAAAGACGACACGACAGTCGATGCAGATTGGCGTCCGAAATATCTCGGCCAGAAACCGCCGCCCCCGCCCGATCCGCAATTAGGACTTTTCCCCTAGGACATAAAAACAAAACCGGAGCAACACGCTCCATAACTAGAAAGAAAAAAGAATGAGATACATGATAGGAATAATCGCACTCTGTCTGAGTGCAACGGCATGGGCCGATACGTTCACAGGAACAGTGAATAAGTCAGCCGGGGGTGGAACATCGACCACCGCCTCGACTACGAGCACGACTGATGATTGCGTTATACTCAAGGGCACGTCTCTTGGCACGACAGTCATCAAGGCCTGCCGAGGGTCTCACCAAACCTATGCAGATGACGGTTCACTGGTAGGCACGGTGACCAAAACCGGAGGCAGCGGCGGAGGCGACCCGGGCGGTAAACACCAGAACGGTCCTGTAACCAGAGTCCGGCACATTCTGGATATGGGCGACGGTTCAGAGCCAGTAGGTATTCCTGACTGGCTTTTTGTCACCAAGGGTGATCCGAGAATCAGCGATGGTATCCATCCTTGGTCGCAGTTACATGAGATCAATGGCTGGTGGGTGTTACCTGATGGCTTCATGCTTCCCGATGGCACCACTCCCACTGGCATCACCTTCCATTGGTATAACACCATTACCAACTCCGAGGGCATATACGTTTGGGCCAACCCACTGGCAACGGGTGAGATTTGGTTCTATGGCAACGATACGGCAGGCTTCACCCTGTATAGTTACGATGTTCACATGGGCGTGTTCAGCATGGGCGGTAAAATGCCGCAAAAGAACCCGCAGGTGATGAGAGCACTGCCCTAACTAGGACTCGTGGCCTGTGCCCCCACTCGCTCCACACAGGCTGCTAACCCATAAACAATGAAACTAACAATGGGACAAACAATAGTAGCATCGCTCATGATCGGCTTAGGAATCGGCCTTTTACTTGGCTTATATGTCGGCCAATACAAGCCAAGCAAGCCGACCGGAGTAAGGATAGACAAGGCGGAAACGTGGGTGCCGCGTTACCGAATAGAGCAGCCAAGGCCGAAACCTTCACCTTACCCATCCCCAACCAGAAGGCCGCTCTAACTATGGCAAACATCGAGACAGACCATGAGGAGATCGAGCACGGGGATTTGGTTAGGCGCAAACGATTGCTCCTAACCGCCCTGCGCGTTTGGGAATTGAAAAACGGCATTAACCAGCCTAACCACGACAGACTTAATCCCCTTGGACTACCAAGAAGAAAACGCAAGCCTTAGTGGCTTGCCTAACCAGAAAGAAAAAACCAATGAAAACAGTGAATGAACTGCGCGAGATGCTTAGTGAACAGCTCGACGCGATCAAGAACGGCACCACCACGGTGCAGAAAGCGCAGACGGTGGCAAACATCGTCGGAAAATTCCTGCACACCATCCGGTTACAGATGGACTATGTGAAGATGAAGCAAACCGTGGGCGGGAGTTTCCACATCCCGGCTTTGGATGACAAAGAGGAAATCAAGCAGGCGTGAGAAGAAAGGGAGCGTCGCCGTCCTTATGGCTAACCGAGAAGGCGCGGAAACGAGTGGTTAGTTTGCGACGGCGGCGCTACCGCTCACAAGAAGCGGAGGTGCGGGCCTACTATCGGCATGTCTGCAAGATCGGCTGGTATGAGCCAATGCAGAAAATACCGGCAAAGAACTTCACCGGCTGGTGCTTCGCGGCTGAGGGTGACTTCGTCTACCTGCGTCCAGCTTGTCAGGGTTACCGCAATGGTTATCCAGTGCACCATAGCCGGAGCGGCAATAGCCGAGTGACTTTGATTGAATCGGCATGGATCGCGCAAAGTGAGGAAGCTTGGGCAAAACGATTCGTGAAAAAGTTTCACGAGCGGGCTGATGAATACGACCGCCAGTTGAAGCGCTACGACAAGCGGGGCCGCATTATAGAGTTGTTGATTAAGAAACGTTGGCGGCGCTATGGGGCAAGCTTTCGGGCAAACTTTCGCGGAACCGAGATCAACATTGAGGAATTACCCAACGCCGTTTTGCAGTTAGCAGAAGAGTTGACCGCCCTCAGAACAGCGATAAGGAAAGTAACCAAAAAACCAGAAAGGAAACAGATAGTATGAAAGAAGGAAGATCGTTAGCCACGGTGCTAACACAGGTGAAAGAAGAGCAGAAACAGAAGCGGGACTTTATCGTCCCGACCTCTAAGCTCAGATTCGACCCGATAGACGAAGGCCGTATCGCCTTCAAGATCGGGAAAGAGGAACATAGGACAACGCCAACCAGGCATTGCCTGAGACAGATAGCGACGCAGGCGCACATCCCGGCGACTTACGTTGACCGGATGCAGGGCGAGCACGCGGGCTTGCTCGCGCAGAACATTAACTATTGGTGGAAGAACACGCCTAAGAGGCGGATGCTGCGGACCTTGCTCAACGGCGAGCACAAGGCCCGCGCTTTTCTCTCGGACGGTTATCGGCCGCTGGAGAACAGCGATCTGGCAGCCATCATCCTACCCAAGCTCGAGGCGCTCAACTGCAACATCCTCTCCTGCGAGATGACGGAGACGCGGTTCTATATTCAAGCGGCGAGTCCGAAGGTGCAGGCCAAAGCCGTAGGCGATGTCGTGCAGGCAGGCGCAGTCATTGGGAACAGCGAGGTTGGCTTGGGCCAGCTTTTTCTCGACCCGATGATTTACACCTGTAGCTGCATGAACGGGGCCATCATGCCGCGAGCCATGGGGCGTTATCACATCGGGCGGCGCAAAGACGCAGAAGAGGACTTCGACAAAGCGCGCGAGTATTATACCGATGCGACAAAAGAGATGGATGACCGGGCCTTCTGGATGAAGGTCAACGATGTGGCCGACGGCCTCTTCGACCGCGATCGATTCAAGGCCATGGTGGAGAAGTTCACGAGTTCAGCGGAACAGCGGATCAAGCCGGTGGAAGCGGTAGAAGAAGTGACAAAGCGCTTTCTCTTCAGCGAGAAAGAGAGCGACGCAATCCTGAATCACTTCATCGAAGGCGGGCGGCCTAACGTTTACGGCCTCATCAACGCCGTGACGCGAGCCGCGAGCGATGTCGAGAGTTACGACCGCTCGATTGAAATGCAGCGCGCTGGCGGCCAGATTCTGGAACTGCCGAAGAGCGTCTGGACGGGCTTGGGCAAATAAGTTAGGCTCACCAAGCGAAGCATAGAACGGGGCGCGTCCTTGATGTAACGGCGTTGAGGGCGCGTCCCTAACCAACAGAAAGAAAGAACCAATGAAAAAAGTATACGCAGTCATGATCGCCGGTGGCCTAACCTTGCTCGTTTTCAATCTCGGCCGGTTCGCCGTCTTGCACGCGCAGCAAGATGAGGCGCCATCAGCGCCAGTCACGCAAGCAGAGCCCAGAGCTACGCCGCAGCCAGTCGGCCAGAGTTTCACCCTTGGGTGGACCGACCCCAATCCGCAAGGCAAGGTCGCTGGTTACAAAGTGAAATACGGCCCGACGAGCGGAAGTTATCCGACCGTCGTGGATGTGCCGGGTCAAGCGGCTCCCCCGCCGGCGATGAAAACCAAAGCCTTCACCGCCATCCCAGTCGGCCCGCAGTTCTTTATCGTCACGGCCTACAGTCCAACCAATGTGCAGAGCGCGCCCTCGGCAGAACTGCCATTGATCGTCAGCATCCCGACTCCGACGCCCACAGCGACGCCCACAGCGACGCCGACTCCGACACCAGAACCGACTCCGATACCGCCGACTAACTTTGGCGTCGTGCAGATGAGCACGCGAGCCAAGGTAGGCTCAGGGGATGAACAAATGGTGGCGAGTTTCAAAACCGATCTCAAAAGCAAGGTGGCAATCCGCGCCTTAGGTCCATCGCTCCCGGCCAGCTTGAAGCCAGTAAAAGGCACGACTCTGGAGTTACGCGACACGAACGGCGTCTTCATGGAAGCGAACAGCGGCTGGCAGACTGGCCCCGATGCAGCGGAACTGACCGCGGTCCATCTAGCCCCGCCCGATGCCGCAGAATCCGCTTTGATTGCGACCGTGAATCCCGGGACCTACAACATCTTTGTCGGCTATACGAGCCGGACCGGGATCGGCCAGCTCGAAGTCTATAGGCTGGAGTAAACAGAGAAAGAGAGGTAAACAATGCAAGATCAAGAACGGAAGAGAAGTGTCCGCTGCGGAGCAATCAAGCTGGATCGATTTAGTGGCGAGAAGATCCAGTGCGAAGGCTTGCGTGGGCATCACAGCGCTCATTACAGCAACGATGAGTGGTGGCCGAACCCGAACGGATACCCGAATAACATGGGCCAGATGCACCGCGGCTATAGATGGCTCGCGCTGGGCTTCGCAGCCTTCTGCCTGGCTGTCGTCATCTTGGCCTTCTGGATCGCGTTGCGATGAGCGAGGAAGAGTTCGTTGAGGCAGTGCTCACCATCACGCAGCATGATACAGGTGCCAGCCGCCGAGCCAATCTTAGAGCATTGCACAAAAAACTGCGCGAAGAACTGGCATACGAACTCTCGCAGTGGGTTGACAAGCACAGCAGTAAGGCCGTCACTACTGCGGACCAATAAGGCTCCGTCGATCATTGAGGCCGATGTGACTGAGATCACTTGCTGGCGCGAGTAATGTCGGGCCAGAACGGACAGCGTGACCGGCGGAGCCGACCACCCCTTCAGAGCAACTCGTTTCGACTTCCAAGAAGCTTAATCGAAATACCGATTAAGCTTGCGCACACTTAAGCGCTTGCCGCCCCTCGCTCACCCTGTCAAGGTGGCTGTCTATGGCAAAACCACAACCAATCGAAAAGCGCAAAGTAGCAAGGCGCAGCAAGAGACAAGCAGAACTCCAGATTGAAGGCCCCGGCGTCAGCCCACTTCATCTGCCCGAAGTCGATGATCTGGCCCAGCGCTACATCAAAGAGCGCGACAAGCGCCTCATCCAGACTCCCAAAGAAGTAGCAGCCAAACGGATGCTCATCGATGCCTTGCACAACCACGAGAAAGAGATCACACAGCCAGACGGCCAATTGGTCTATCGCTACGACGAAATGAAGATCACTCTTATCCCCGGCAAAGAAAAGCTCAGGGTCGAAGAGATCACCACGAGCGAGCCCGAATAAGCAGAGCGCCCCGAGATCAAGCGAGCGCAATCAAAACGAAGCAGCACCCCCGCAGCGCTCG